TATTCAAAGCTATTTAAATACTTTTCTTTGGGAGATGTACCCCACAACGAACCTGAAAGTATACCTCAAAGACACATGTGATAGCTCATCTTATTATGGGTTCGCTCTAGAGGATGGCGCTTTAGATTGTGCCTTTCACCCTTTGAACATTAAAGACAGAGTTCTCGAAGAAGTACGAGAGAGAGCTTATGTACTTACAGGAATGAAAACAGAGGTCATCCAAAAGGGCATCCTTATTTATCACAGCTCCAAGGAGGTACACTGACATGCTGGTTCGCATGTTTGCCGAGTACGATGATATTGAGGGTTACCCTAGCGATGCTTCGTTTATGTTAAAGTCTGATAGGTATATAAAATGTTGCAACTCTTGCGATTTACTGGATAACCCTGTCACAGTTATTGTCTACAGTGATGAACTATCATTCTTTCATTACGATAAGGAAACTGACACGATGATCTATGAAGTTGACTTCCATGATATAGAAGCTGTCTATTGAGCTTGCCTCCCACGAGGCGGCTCTTTTATTTTGTTGACTTAGTTGACCCGCTGTGTTATACTTGAGAGGGAGCCCTCCTGAGAATTTCCTATAGAGTAAAACTAAATTTAAAAAAAATGACAGGGAGGGTATGACTGGAGAGGCGGACTCGGAGGGGGGAAAAGCCAATTAGTAAATATACTAATCTGTAAACCACACCCACCGCCCGTTCGACCCCTCCCCTGCCTTTCTTTTTTTTTCATTTCCTTTTTCAGAATTCGTTTTCCCGTTCCCCCTCAGTTTACATAATGATTGTTCTCGGAAGTTATTCTTCACCAGCAAACAGATCAGTGATGCTTATGCTTCCTCCGTTGTCCTTGTGATCCTTACTCAGATTAAACTTACGATCCATACCAAGAGACTGCACGAACTTAAGGAACTTACTATCATAGTCAATGTCAAACTGTACACCATTGATAGCTTCACCTGCATCAGCATACTCTTTACGTTGGTTAAGTATGAAGTTCCTGAGTGCCCTGTCTAGAGCCAGCACATTGATAGGGTCAAGGTCTAGCTCAGGGATATAGTGGTTCATCATCTGTACATAGAAGGCGTTCTCCTGCTCATCCATAGTGAAGCCCCCATATAGTCCATATACAAAGTGTGCTCTAGGGTTGAGGTTGGCTAGGGAGCGCTGTCTGGCTTCCTCAGTCTGTGCCATAGGGGCTAACCCTCCGTGGGCTTCACATCTAGTCTTACCCTCCACAGGGGGCTTGCTACAGATACGACCATTCTTGATTCTGGCTCCGCAGATAATGTCTACATCCTTGAGTAAGTCCTTGATGAGTTCATACTTTTTGATTCTAGCCTTGTCATACTTCATATCGTTTAATTCTTGGATAGCCGCCTCGGGGTCTTGCTTGGCTTTCCGAATGTAGTGTCTAATGTGTTCTGCCTCGTGTTTGGCTTCATAGTCCTTATCTTTCCAGTGTTTACTCATTTGTATTCCTCCTTATTAGCATCTGGTGTCTGGAACCGAGGGTGCGACCTCATCGGGGTGGGGGTGATCCCTTATAGTCCACCCTTTGAGCACAAACCCTTCTAGTATTACACCTTTTGAGTAACATCCTTTTTAGTTACTCCTTTTGAGTAAAATCCCTGTCTCATCAACAATTATAAAGGTTTCCTTTTGAGTTATGCTTTCTCTGGTCTACTATAAAGTTTAACTTTTAAGGTTTCCTTTTTGGCTGTCTCGTAAGTTCTTTCTTTTGAGGTTGAACCAAAAATAAACCTTAAAATTTTAACTCTTTTGGTTGACCAGTTACACACCTTATTTTTGCTCTTTATATTCAATTATGGAAACATTCTTGTATCCCTTACAGCGATCACATTTGATTTTTACTAGAAGCTCCCCAATAGCGTCAAACTCTTTGGATTGCTTAACGTCACCCAAAATGGATTGACAATCTGGACATCTTAACATGTTGCACCTCCTTAGTTGAACTCATTAGTTATCCTCCTCGAATATCCCTGTTCCATCAAAATAGATCGACTCTCCAGTTTTCCTGTCAACAACCTCTATTACTTTATCTTCATAGTCAAAATCAAGATACACTCCGTATTTCTGTTCAAGGGCTATAACCTCGTTAGCAAACTTTTGTAGCTTTTCCATTCAGTTCATCCTCCCTCGATAGCTCCTAAGATTAAACTAAGCAACATTTTGGGGTTCTCCTTACAGAGTTCCCTCTCCTCTTTCATCCACATGAGTAATGGCTCTTTGTAATGCCGTCTGTATAAACTCATACGTTTCTGACTCAATGGATCAAGCCAACCTTTGACCTCTATCCAGCATCCAAAGTCAGGTAGCCAGAAATCAGGCAAATAAGATTCACCACTTGGGAAGTACAACCTTTGAGGTTCATAATCATAAGTGATACCTAGCTCGGTTAGCATCTCAGCAAGTTCTATTTCCCAATTTGATCTAAAAGCCTCTTGTAGGGTATGGCTCCAATATTTGTGATGCTCATTGGTTGAATGCTTTTTGCTGGCTCTATGTAATTCCTTTGCTCTTTTCACTGCCTCCCTAAAAGAGTCAAACTCCTCAGATGAACCACTGAGGTAATATTTATTGCCATCTCGTTTTATGTGTTTGTAATCCATTTGAGTACACCTCAATAGTTAACTAATAGATAAACTATATAGTAAACCTATTACACAACTAATTATTTAATTAAGTTTAATCTAGTAGAAAACCTAAAAGGAATAACCTTATTAGTAAAGTACTTATTTGAGTACTCTTTGTTTGACTATATTTTTTTCCTTTTTGGTTTATCTATTAGTACTGTTATCAAAAGTAAACGTCTAACATATGGTATAGATGGTCGTAAACCTTATTGTATCAATGCTTTGAGGCTTGTTTGACCTCTTAACATGTATACCATATGTTCAAAAAAATAAGTAACATTTTGGTGTTGACATGCATAAAATATCATGTTAGTATATTGATAGATTCAAAACCACAAAGTATGACTCAGGTCATAGAAAGGGGCACACCACAATGGAATTTAAATTTAATCCCGAAATCATCGACCAGTATTTAGATTATGAAGAGGGCATGATTCGTATAGTACAGCAGAATGGCATAACGGTTGTACTATTTATTGAAACACGAACAAGCAATGCTCATGTAATCAATATTATTAAGGAGGATGACTGATATTGAAAACCCTCCGAGAGTCAATCTTAGAAGACCGCCTCGCCGAGATACAAGAAGAGGCTAACCACCACGCTGTTATCAAAGAGAAATTAACGAGCGAGCTCAATAAAGTCGAAAAGCGCATCAATGAGCTTGAAGAGGAACACCTTAAATTGGATATCGAGCTCAAACACCATCAGTACAAGAGAGGGGAACTGTAAATGACATATCTTGAAGAGGTAAACGGTCGAAGCATCACAGTCCGCAACGTTGAGTATACTATCGAGGTTTTGAGTGAAGAAGAGATTGATGATATCACTGGCGAGAAAGTCTTTGGCTTGGCATCAGATGAACGGTCAAAGATTTACTTACGAGCTGGCATGAACGATGACAGAGCCGAGCAGGTATTGACACATGAGCTGTTGCACACAATGTTTTTCGAGTCTGGCTATACCTTCAAGGATGAAGACCAAGAGGAAGAAGTCGTAGAGGCGCTGTCTCTGGTTATGCAAGATATGATCAATGCTGGATTTCTTGATATTACTCTTGATGATCATGACGAGGAAATAGAAATAAGATCATCACCAACATTTATGGGGGAACCACTCTTTAAGGCTCCTCAATTGTTTTGTAATAATGAAGAGTTTGACCCTAACAAGCACTATAAGGGCATGTTTTTAGTCAAAACCTTGTGGGATACCTACACAGTAAACACTTATGGCAAGAACCGTCTTGACTTAGCAATTCAAAAGAACGTAACCAATGTTGAGGTGTATGACTTCCAAACAAAAAAGCATCAATACATTGCGCTTTCGCATATTACTGAGGTAATACCATTAGAAAACAAGAAGGAAGAACCAAAAGAATGTATCGAATATTACTTTGTTTCAACTAAGCATCGTGATTATAAAGTCAGTCAGTGCGCTTACGAAAATATAATTAAATACATGGATAAACCTAATATAGATACTGTCAATATTTTTGATTATATAACAGAAGAGTATGCCAACATCAGACCTAAAGAAGTAACCGAGGTACACAAACTGGTTCCATTAACATTCAAGGAGGAAAAATGATGTATACTATTATTGATTTTGAAACCACGGGGCTTGACCACAATGAAAACCAAGTAATTGAGATTGGAGCCATGAAGATTGACTCCACAGGTTATATCATCGACACATATCAGAAGTATGTCCGCCTCAGTCAAGGGAGAAGACTAGACCCTAAAATTATTGAGCTCACAGGTATTACTTATGATACATTGTATTTGTTTGGTGTAAGTGAGAATACAGCTATGCAGGGTTTAGCTGATTTCATTGGAGATGACATTGTTGTGGCGCATTTTGCATCTTTCGACCTTGGATTTGCTCATAAGTATGGAATCGAGGGAACACCCTTCTTGTGTACTCGTTCGATGTTCCAGATGCTTCACCCCAACGAGAAAGCCAGCTTGAAAAACTGCATGGAGTTTTACGGGTTTGACTACGATAATAACGCTCATAGAGCTATGAACGATGTGGGTATGACCCTTGATTTGTTAAGCATGCTTATTGGTGAAGCTAACGAGAGAGGCGAGCTCGTAAGTCATTTCTTGAATGTTATGACCGAGAAAGAAGACAGACCCCTACGTTTTGTACCACGAGGTGCTAACGTTATCAGACTTTAGACTCATTAGTAAAATAGGTCTTGCATAATTGGTATTACTGTGGTAGTATTATAAGTGTTGATCATTCGCTATTCAACAAAAAAACAAACGAGGTTGTCTCTGTGAAGACCGTCCATCCGATCAGTTCAGCCTCAAAGGGAGGAATTTAATTTATGTCACTAGAAGCATCAACATCTAAACTAAAGGTAACATCAAAGCAAGGAAGAGCTATTAGAGCATTCTTAGAGGGAGTCAAAGACCTATCCTTACAGAAAAGAATCTCAGAAGCAGTAGCAAAACATGGTTCATTTGAGGGTGATCTCCAATTCCTTAATGAGTTATCCATGGATGATATCATCACAGTTATCGTCACACAAGAGTATGAAGTGGTATACAGTAAGTTTGAGCGACATGAGATTTTACTTTCATCGTTTTACCTCGGTGGAGACCCACTCGTTCAAAAGTATGCTTCATACATCATTGGTTTGAAGAACGCTATTAAATTCTTTGGAGCAGAATACGATCACCCTATCTTAGATGATAAGTACATCTTTGTTAACGAACAAGGTGAAGTATGGGATTATCCAGAACAATTTATGGAAGAGGGCAAAGAGTATGAGTTTGTATACCAGTTCCCTTTCCAGATCAACGATCTAGATGATTTCCTTATCAAGCGTGGCCTATAAGTAAAAACAAGGAGGAGCCTTAGAGCTCCTCTTTTTCTGATTCACGGTACAGGCGGCTTGCTTCCTCATATATGCTCATGTCTTGACGCTTACCCTGTTCAAAATCACGCTGGATAAGACGCTTGACGTAAGTTGAAAAGTATTTGTGACTTAGTGCGTACTCATACAGAGCCAGCTCCATTGGATCACTAACGTTAAATGCTACAGATTTTACCTTCTTCATTCAGAATCACTCCTTTGCTTGTTACTATATAGTATGACCAAGGTTAGACCTTTTATGCACACTTTTTGAAATTATCCTGCCACAGCAGTTCCAACGTTCTTGAGGATTGTCAGGAAGATTGGAGACATCTGGATCAAGACGTAACTTAGTCCAGTCTTCATAATAGCTCCCCATGCTCTCTCAGAGTTAAACATGAACATGAAGCAAGCACCTACAAGAACAACTGAGCAGACAGGCAACGAGAGCGCTACTAAAAGGTCAATTAGAGGATCGAACGCATGAGCGATAAGCTCCATTGACTTTGACCCAACGTATTCACCGACACCAGCTTGTTGCATCTCCTGAGCGAAAGCCCCTTTAGTTACAACTGCAAAAGGTATCGCCGCCGTTAAGGTCTTCTTAATCATACCACGATCTTTCCTTGGTTTCACCTGTCGATTGTTTCCAGCCATGAACTCACGAAAAGGGATTACCTCTGTTTTCATTTTAAAAAACCTCCTATTTTATGTCCTCTAAGGTGTAAATCACACTAGGGAAGTTCTTACAAGCATCTCTAAGCTGTTTCCTTCTGTACTCCGTTGTGGTGATGAAGGTGACAACTGGAAAGTGACCCAATTGTTTTGAGACTCTTCCCCTCTGGTACAGTCCTTCATATGCTCTAGCCTTCTTGCGGTTCTCCTTCATGGGTTGGGTAAGATCAACCTCAAGAGCACTCCAATTGTTCTGGCTCTTGAACCATGCATCCATGACGATTGTGTTTTCTCCATCAGATATCTTCACTTCATTCTTCCACTGAGTAGGACACCCAGCATGGATATAAAAACTGTTACGGGCTAAAATATGGTTGACACTTGAGCTTTTCTTCCTGATCTTATCACACCCAACGTATTCCCTTCCGAGTTTACTCAAGTAATATACACTATCATAGCCCTCACGAAAAGAGTTTAAGTACGGTTTAAGGGATAAAAGTACTTTGTTACTATTCCGAATACTTCCTAAGTGGTGCAAACGTCTTAGATGATCCCTTGTAAGAAAGTCAAACTTCTTCAATGATAACAGTATGTTCTCTTGTCTCTGGTTTAACCTCAATTGGATCAGCCACCTTTTCTTTGTAGTGTTTGTCAATAGTGATTTTGATTTGGTCTGGCTTGATGAGATAGGTCTGGATAGTGCGTCTCTTGTCTGCTGTCTGATACAGGGCACGACCTCGTATTTCTGGTAACTTCTCGGCTCCAGAGCTGTCAAGTGTTACCCTGCTGGCTACCTCGCTTTGAACACGGAAACAGACTTTTGCGTCACTGTTCTGTTTACACTGGCGAGGAATGACATCTCCTGTGGTGTACTGGGTGGCTAATATTTGACGGAACCCCAAGCCAGCTCCAAGGCGTGCTATCTGTGACATGTACTTTTGACATTCCTCTTTGATTTTGCGCTCCTCTTTCGAGACAGCCTCAGAGGGGTTAAGCTCCCCTACCTCGTCAATGATCACAAAGTGGCGGTCTTTGATGCCAGCTTCTTGAACACTCTTTTTGCCTTTGCCTCTGAGAGCCCTCTGAATGCCCCTCATTGCCTCATAAGCATTCTTTAATGTCTTTAGTGCTTCCTCTGGTTCAAACGCAATAGAGGAGGTCTGAGACATATTCTCGTATGCTCCCAGCTCGATACCACCCTTTAGGTCGATCAAATGAAAATGAACATGGTCAGGATTATTTTTTGTTAAGCTGGTTATAATACCATTAATGAGGTTTGACTTCCCGTACCGAGTGGCTCCACCGATCACCATATGTGGTATGGCTTCAAAGTTGTGATTGATTGATCCCGAACTCCGAGTGATCCCCATAGGTATTGACCATTCTTTACCACTTTCACAATATTCCACTTGGGAGGGAAGCGCCTCATTGTATACTTTGAGCGAGAGAAGTCCGTCAAAGGATAACTCAACCTCCTTAGTAGAACTCAGACGCTTTCTAGTGACCTCTCTGAGGCTTTGAATGAAGTTCCTATCCAATGATACCCCCTTGAGGTCAGACGGCTTAAAATGGCTTCTACGGTTATTTAGACCATCTTGGATGACATGTTGTTTCTGTTCAAAGTCTTGGAAGGATCGACCAAGAGGGAGGCGGTACTTGTATTCAGCTCCCCAAGAGTGATTAACTTTTCGGACAAGCTGAGGAGTAAGAACTCGGTCGCCGTCCTTTACGTTTAATCCTGACAGGGTAAATATCTTGTTGATCTTTTGGGAATCATTAACGGTCGCATTCTTTTTGAAAAATGCTGTGGCGGCTAACCCTCCGAAAGCTGAACAAGTGAGCAACTCAATGATCATAATTATTCCTCCTTTGGTGCGCCACCTCATTGGTCTTTACGGAGTAAAGAGTTTAAGAGATCGAGAACCACCAGAGATAGGCTCAAATAGTTGATCCTGCTGGGTTTCCGTGGTTCCTGATATGTGGGGTGCGCTGGTCTTTGATATAGTATACTATGTAGTACTTGTACGTTATTCCAATCGGGAACAAAAAAAAGAACCCTCGGAGGGGTTCCTGATTATACGCCGTATGTTTGCTTGGCTTTCTCTTTTGCTTCCTCAAGGGTTTCATAATTTACTTTGTTGGGGTCTTGCGGATGTCTGACACTTCCGTCACTGTGTTTTACGAACCAAGTGTATCCCGTTCTATATCTGTAGAATATAGCCTTGTTGTGCTCATTGATTATCATAACTCCATAACCTACATCATCAAGGTCAATCTCTTCAAAGTGATTATCAGGTTCTTCACTTTTGAGGTAGTCTATAGCCTCATCAGGTGTTGAAAAGAATTCTTCGACTTCATAAGGTGTTGAGAAGTTAAGATCATCATTGAAGTAAAATATGAGGTATATTGACTCGCCTTGCTTATTTGTCAACATCTCTATAGTTATTTCCGTTACCTCTCCTTGAGGTGTTACCTTGTTTAGCTTTCTGACTGCTTTCATTTTAATCGCTCCATTTCCTTGGTATGACTCTAGTATATACCATAGTATTACCCTTGTCAAACATTTTATACAAAAAAAAGAACTCCTTTCGGAGTCCGCTTAGTTACCTAAGAATTTTTTCAATTTAGTTAAATGCTCAATCACTTCGCCAGTTGTATTAAAGTACATGTAAGCTGGGTTAGGGTTTTCTTTGTTAGTGTGTCTGTGAGTCACCTTTACAAGGTGCTCTCCTTTGATCTCGACTAGAGCTTCTGTATCTTCTTTTCTTGTTTCTGCTGTGAAGATTGGTAAAGTGTAAGTTGTTTCGTCAACCTTTTTGATGTCCCCGAAAGTTTTAACCGCTTGTTCTTGAATGTCGTTTGATAATGTTTGGATGTTTGTCATTTTAATCTCTCCGTTTCCTTTGGTATGACTTTAGTATATACCATAGTAAGACCAGAGTCAACACCTTTTCAAAAAAAACTTGAAAAACCCCTCGAAAGGGGTTCAACTCGAAACTATCATAAACAATGTAGCCATATCAAGCACCTGTTGTAATGGTAAAGTTGTGCGAGTCGTACAGACCAACAAGACCCGTATAGTTTGACTTGCTGTAGAGCTTGAATCTTACAAAATAAACTCCAGAACCATGCTTTCTCAATTCGTATAGCTTGGCTTTCTTGAGAGGGCTGGAGCTTGTAAAGGAACCTGTAAAGGTAGCTGTAGCGATAATCTGTGAAGATGTGCTCTTGTAGATGACAGCCTTGTAATAATACTTTTTGGAGCCTTTCTTCTCGGCTTTGAAGTCCACTGTCGTGGCTTTTGTTGTGTAGGTGTAAGCATCCACATAAACCCTTGCAGTGACACCCTTGTCAGATGTACTCCATCCACCCCATGCGGCTTGTGCTGGTGTTGCGATACTCGTGAATAATACTACTAGGGTCATACCAATGATCATCATAAGTTTTTTCATTTTAGTTTTCCTCCTTGATAAATCCGTTTGTTTTTAAATCATTGTAGAACCTCTGCAATGCCCATGACAATGTGTGGTTGCTACCGTCTAAGTCGTGCTTCTTTGCTTCGTTAAGATGCTTTTGATATATCTCTTTGGGCGTTGCTCTGAGTTGGTACTGACCCGTCAAGGCGGCTCCAATAACATCATACCTGTGTAATTTGCTCAAGTTAGGATATTTACCTGTAAACTCTCCGCTATGCAGAACCCAACTGATAAAACCCTTTGAGTCGCTACCGTCACCCATTAAACTCATTAAGTGTTTCATCTCATGGTGCTCGTTTACGTTTAGAATTAACATTTAGTTTGCCTCCTCAATAGTTTCTACTTGATCGTTCCATGACTCGAAGGTTGCCGCCATAATGTGACCATCCTCCATTAACCAGCCTGTGAAGTATATAGAACTCTTGGAGAAGTCAACCTTCTCGGCTGGAATATTTGAGGTCATAAACTTGCCAGACCCATTTGTAAACATTGTGTACCCATAGACGTCAGTTCCAATAATCTTAAGTCTTGCTTCAATTGGCTTACTCATTGGATAAAACCCCTTTCTTTTAGTGTTGCTATGGAGAGAAGTACTCCGTCCCTTTCTCGAAGACTGACACTATTGTGAAGCTCTTCGAGAACTTCTTTCATGGTCTTCTGAACCTCCCAAACTCCACCTGTGACGATATACAGCAGGTCACTTAAAGCCATACTATCGAGAGGTTCATAATCATTTTTCCAATCCTTTCTATGACCTCTGATAACAGTATTTACTAAATATTCTCTTGAACACAATGGTTCGCCCGTGCATCTTTTAGACTTATCAAACATCAATTCGAGCGCCTGTCCTTGTTCCTGTGTTACTACGATCGTTCTTGCTTTACTCATTTTCTTTTCCTCCTCGGCTTTCAATCTTGGCAAAAAGTGAGTCGATAGCTCTTGAGCCCCACCATAAAGTATTTACGACAACAATCAGTATTATGAGTATTGCTACAGTATGACTCATAGTGAAAACTCAACTCCTTTGACTTTCTTATTTGTAGTGTACCATTGCTCCATTCTAGGAGTCAAGAGTTTTCTTTTAAATGATTTTTCTTGTTCATAGCTGATAGTTGATCTCTTACATTTAAACATTGGAGCCAGAAACTCCTCCAAGTTAAATCCGCAGTACCTCATGAAGATGATGTCATCTCCTCTATCCCTATGAGGATGCTCCTCCACTTGGCAACGGTGCACAATCTGGTCAATCCTCTGGCGGTTTGCTGGGTCGTTCTTCCTCTTGAGTTGCTCCCCTAGCTCTTTGATTTGTTTAGAGATGGCACAACTCTTGAGGCATTGCTCCTCTGGAAGTGAACACATCAATTCATGCTTCTCCTCTAATAGGGTGATCTCATGCAGGATTTTTTGTCTTCTGTTCATTTTGTTTGACTCTCCTCTCGTACCTCTTGATGAACCCTATCACGTCAAACTGAATGGGTTTACCTTTTGGGTCTGGTATTTCCTTGATATAGAACACAGTAATAACTCGTTTGGTTGTTGGGTTGAACACTGCTGTGATTCTCTTGCCCCTGAACTTCTTAGTCGATCTCATGATGAGACGGGGCTCCTTATCCTCAGTGATGCTAAACTTAACGATTTCCACATTACCTGTGAATGCTTCCCAGAATAATTCTTTACTGATCTTCCTCGTTTTGAGCCTCTCCTCGGCGTGTTTGGCGAAGGTATACTCTAAAGGGTGAGCACTCCTGAACCAACTGTACAAGAAACTCTCAGCTTCATCAGTAAGTTGACCTCGCTTGATAACTGTTTTGTTTACTGACATTGAGGAAGCACCACCTTATCAGTATCTCTAAAGTCTTGTAGGAATGACTGCACATGATGATCAAACATTCCTGACGTTTCTGACTCCCAGCGGAACATCTGAGGGATATAATCTGGGATGTGCCTCATAGGGCTCCCATTGACGATATGATCAATGAGGTACGCTTGATACAGCATCTCCCATTTAGCATTCTCGTAGTACCATTTAGCTTCAATACTGTTAGGGTCAAAGCTCCCATACTCGAAGCATCCTACGTCTACTATCATCAAGTCACCTTCATAGGTACACATGACATTTGCTTGATGGAGGTCTGACGGTAGTACCTCAGCACGTCTACAGTCTTCAAAGAATTGTGCAATTCTCTTGAGTTGCTTGTCAAGATCAAACCCTAAAAGGGAATTGACGTGGATATCACACACGTTCATTCCTATTATTCTATCAACTATCATGAAGCCTACATCTGGCTCATCACAGTAAGCATAAACGTTTGGAGTCATGTCTGAATGGTTTAGCTGGCTCAGGATGTACCCGTCTGGCAATTCCTCACCGAGGTTATGCAATAGTTTAATAGCAAGTTTGTCATCCAGTCCGAACACTTCCCCAAAATGACCTGATCCAATGTAAGTTAATTTGTTATCCATGATGAATTTATCTTGGTCATTTGGACTATCGAGTGAGTTGTAATATTCCTCAATGAGTGGAGCCTGAGTGAAGTTAAACCCTTTTAAGACCTCTACCTCAAATGCATCGTAGTCGTTACCTTCTGCAAAGATACAAATAGTTTCCCAATGTTTCGTCATGTTTTTCATTCCCCTTTCGTTTTGGTAATGCTGTGGTATTACCTTGTTAATACATAGTATAGATGAAGCCTGTCCAGAGTGCAAGAACTTTTTTAAAAATATACCTATTTATTTTCGACAAAAAAAATACACCCTCGAAGGGGTGTACTACCTATTCTTTTACACCTATAACATAATCAGGGTTTCTGATTTTTATTGTAAGGTCATAGACCTCGTTTTCCAGCTCGTCTATTCTTTCCTGCATCTCCTCTTTGGTGTTTTCCATAGCTCTGACCCTATTATCATACTTAACTACGAGGGATTCAAGTTCCTCATTTTTTTTCCTTGTAGTTTTAAGCTCAAGGCGTGCACCATTAAGGAGGCTCCTGTCTTCCATCCATGCATCGTAACATTGTCTAAGTGCCTCATCTTTTTCAACAAGTTCAGTGGTGATAAGCGCTTTATTATAAAATAGATTCTCCAGCCACTTCCACATTAAAGGGTTCCTCCTTGTATCCTGTAGACCAGCTCAGTTATCTCACGAGCAAAATCATCAGGTGTTCCATTATTCTTAATAACGTAGTCAGGTTCAAACCCGTCAAGTGTGTTCTCTGTCTCGTTGTTTAAATACTCTGGACTTACTGTCTCCCCGAGTTCGAGCATCCTCTCAACCCGAATAGACTTTAAAGCATCCACCCTTACAAAGATAAACCCTTGTGCTTTCAAGAAGTCGTACTCGTTTTGCTGTCTGCAATCAGTGTTAACGAGTGAGCGTCTTGGGTTGCTGAAATTTCTAATGTTTTCCGCCTCTATTTTAGCTTTCTTGATCCAGACATCAGGGTCAATCTTCCTCATAGCTTGACCATATTCGACCAGCTCTTTAACTGGCTTTGGTTCCATTGGGATATCTGGAAAGGTAGTATGGAAGTGATGCTTTAAGTGCTTACCAAACGAGATTTGATAAGTGAGGAACCCCATATTTTTAATGATCCTTGCCGCCTCGTCTTTTCCACTTCTTCGTTTTCCATAGAATGCAATATCGGGGAGTTGCTTATAAAACATATCTAAAGGCATTGACATCATTTGTCCTCCTTGAAGTCACTAAGATTGTTTAATACCCACTGTTGAAAGAAAAACTCAATGACCATTAACTCTTTGATGGTGAACGTTCTTCCATTGGTGTTCTTTGCTTTGCTGGCTGACCAGACAGAAAGCTCTCCAGTGTTAACATTGTAATCCATAAGGATTGGGGCTCCGTACAAGCAGATATGCTCAGAAGAAGTCCTCCGAGGTGATACCTCCCCAAGGTCTAACTCTCTGGATATGTCTTCTTTTAGTCTTTTTGAATATGCTGTCCATCTCCATTGGTGAATACTGTAGAGGTTATATTTCACGGTTATACACTCCATTGTAATAAAGCTCATCTGCAATCTTATCCATTGCCGTCTCTAGTTGCCATCCTTCGTCTGTAGCGTCCTCAAGGTTGTCATGAATGAGGTTCACTTGTCGGAAGACTTTATTGACCTTCTCTTTGAGTATTTTCTTTGTTTCTTCTGGTATGTCATTACTTGATTTTAACGTATCATATATGTCTAATAAGTTGTTTCTAACCGAGATCGTCTTTTCTTCCCCAGCGCCACTTGTCATACAGTATTGCTCCTTTACTTAGTAGTATGCTTATGAGTTTGCCTACCAAGGCAAGCAGTGTGACATATACAAACAGGAATGCCACAACCGCAAGCCCAGCTAGAAAGGTTAAAAAGAGTGTCATAAGTTAAAGCCGCCGTGAATAACTATGTGGTATAGAATGACTGTGGTAATGACATTGAGTAACAAAGCAACCATAAAGATAACAGTCTTAACTCCTTTGGAATTTATAATTTCGATCACGGTTGAAATACAAGCAAGTATCCCAACAATAAATACTATCCACATTACAAATAAAGTCATTTAGTTTCCTCCTAGTGTGTAAAACATGAAAGCAAGTAATAATACAGATACAACAAGGTGAACATTGAACTCGAATTTATCCTCATCGAAAACCCTAGCAAGGATAAAACCAGAGATCGAGACCACAAAATAGAGAGACACTAAGATTATAGTCAGCAATGTCATTTGTCGAACCCTCCTCTACCGTGGCACTGGTCACAAGTGGTATACTCACGAGTGCCGCCAATGTTCACCATAAGTTTGCCTTTACCATAGCAGTTTTTGCATTTGATGAGTGGCGTTCTCTTGGTTGCTAATCTCTTTACATCTGATTGGCTCATACTAAGGACTTCCTCGGCGGCGTTCTCGTACTGTCCGCACTTTGGTTTCAATAGCTTGCCTGTCTTCTCTGACCGTCTTACGTCTACCCAGCGTTCTCCACCAAACATTTCCTCTGCCTTGGCACATCTGACTTGTTCACCTGTGCGGGGTAAGTCCTTAAAGTCCTTGGCAAACTTGCAATGGTAACAGCTCATGAGTATTTCCTCCTTATAGTTTCGTATATTTGTCAATCAGGTCTTGCCTCTTAAGAACCCACCAGACGTATAACCAGAGAGGGAGCTCCTTGAGCCGCCTCATCATGATTTGTCATCCTTCACAAATTGCTCAACCGCTGTAGGGAAAAGCTCTCTAGCAATGATCAGAACTGCCTTGGCATACTCTTGGATTTCTACCTGACTGTCTTCCTCAAGGCGTTGAGCTAGGAAATGACATGTGCTTTGTAGGCTTCCAGTCCACCAGTAGCGAACGTACAAGCCGTAAGCTGGCAGGAATAGCCTTGCTTGCTCGGTGCATACTCCTTGTTTCAAGGCTGTCTCGTAAAGATATAGCGATTCAATTTGGTGATTATAAAGAGCCTCAGTCAATTCAAGACCTTCTTCATCTGGTAGTGGCTCTCCTGATCCCTGCTTGGAGTTCTCTGGAGCACTTCTCCACTCATCAGCTAATGGCAGGTAAAACTCCACGTCATCATTGACATATCTTCGAGAGCCTTCATTCCAAGCATCCATCGTGTGGTCAGAGCCGACAACGTATTTCCAATGCTGGCGTGCAACCATCAGAGGTGCATACATTTCGAGTTGCAATGTAGCGTGTCTAAACGGTGAAGTATGACCCTCTCTGGCTAGGAACCTGATTAGTCGTACATCTGCCTCGGTTAACTCAAGAGACTCCTTGTGGTATGAAACCCTAGCGGCATTTGCTACTGTGAGATCGCTCCCCATGTGATCCTTATATCGTACATACCCTTTGTCTAATACTTTGATATGGCGCTCATACTTTTCTGTCATTACTTTGTTACCTCCTCTAGGTCTTCGAGGTAATCCCTCATAGTTTTAATTGCTCGTTCCTTTGCCTGTCTGGTTGCTTGCTTTGACATTCCAAGTTCATCTGCTGATTCTTTGAGTGTCCATCCTTTAATGACAATGAGGTTGATGACCTGTTTTTGTAAATCTGTCAAGCTATTAAAGGCGGCATACAGATTGGCTGTCTCTGTTGTGATCTCTCGTTCGTCTTCCTCGGTGTTCAGAATGGATCGAGCCTCATCAATGAAGTCCGCACCCTCTGGAAGTGCTCTTTCATTGATCTTGGTATCAGCTACAGCATTAAAGAATGTGTTATAAACTCGATTGTGTAACTTGCCAATGATCAGAGCCGCAAAGGTTCCCTTAGTGACATCGTACTCATAGCAGAGCTGAAAGAAATGCATCGTGATTTCTTGGAACAAATCCTCTTTGTCGCTGGCTGTCCAGTCAATTGTGATGGTTGATCCTGCTCGGTTCTTTGGCTTGTGGGGTACGTTGTAGATGTATGAAACCACATCAGCATACTTCTTGAGTAGCTCGAAGCCAGCCTCTTCCGTTCCCCTGATAAATTGACCAACGAGAAAGCGGTCATTGTCTTGGTCTCTCTTGATGGGTGCAACCTTCTTGGAAATCTTTGCTCGGAACTGATCTAGTTCTCTTAAACTATTCATGTTTGGTTGTCCTCCTTGGTGTGTCTCTAGTATAACCTTGGTCATACTTTTAGTCAACACTTAATCTATTAAAAATTCGATCACACGCATAGTTTTTGTTTGAGTATGATCCTTTCCGCAAAATACTACTTCATATCCAGCTTTTTTTACTTTTCTTTTTAAGTTTTTCCACTGCTTATTAGTTGCGTCATCCTCATAAATTTCAAACTCAACTCGTGATTTCATTTTTTCAAGGGCATACTTGATGCTGTCATTGACACCCTTTTCGAGTTGCTCATCTGTTAAGTATTGACTTTGTCTAATCTTGGCGGCTTCTGATTGTGGCATGATCATCAGTCTTCCTCCTTGAGTAAAAATTTATCAAGTAATTCAGTGTAGAAGTCTGGCAATGGATCACCTAATCTATTAGCCTTCTTGAGATCGCCTTCTTTGATAGCTTTCCTGATTTTGCGGTTATGTTTAAGGTTTGGTTCTCTGATCCATCCGCCATCAATATTACTTTTAGAGACACAGATCAGTTCCTCATCAAAATTAGCGAAGAATAATTTTTCTTTGAGTTTGAACTCAGGAGTAAGCATCCCTTTGACATCTATGACAAGTTCAGTTCCACAAGGGAACCTCAGAAGAAAATCCGACTTGTACTTGATTGGGTTAAATGTTCGACCATGCTTGACGGTTTTTTCGAGGAGGACATATTCTGGTTGTAACTGACAGGTGAATCCGAAAAAGGGTTGTATCTCCTTTAGCCATAAGTGAAATTCTGCCTCTGCTTTGCTGTCAAATACAATTCCGTCAACCTCTGTTTTGCTGGCGTTAAACTTGCCGTTACGTTTTTTCATAATGCACCCCATCCAGTTTTCTTGAAAGGCTCACATGAACCATCCTGAAACTTAAAGCAGAATTTACACTCAAACGGTCTAATGTTTTTAGGGAAGCTGTTTGTCTCCACAGCTTGCACGATAGCGTCAACAACCAGCCTTGTTCTCACTAGGATATCTGAGACAGAGAACTCAACCACTGGAGCACGCTGATTAGTAAATCTGTATACTCCATCACCTTGATGGATGGCTGTTTGGAATTTATCTATAACAGGATGGTAAAACTGGACAGCTTTTGGGTATGCTCCGAACTCGGAATGTATCTGAGCGACATATAACCCTAGCTGTAAATCATCTTGTAAGTATCTCTTACTCTTAGGGTTTGATCCTGTCTTGTAATCTGTCACGATCCAGCTCGATGGGTCATCCTTGTCACCATCTATTCTATCCACAAAGGATTTCATAAGAGGGATGCCCTCTCCGATGTCTGCTATAAATTCACGTTCAATAAAGCACGGAGATGCCTCACTATAGTAAGTGTCCAAGAAGTGATCTAGAGCGCTAACTCCCTTTTCGTACATCTTGTAAAAGTCTTCCTTGTCGATGAACATTGACTTATCATATTGCCTTACACCTTGGTTATACATCTTCATAAGGTCTCGTCTGGATAGCTCTTTACCATTTTGTTGTGCTCTGCTGTGTGCCTCAAATATCTCATGGAGGTTACTTCCTGCAATGGTATACTTGTTTCCGTCTGATCTTTGACCAGCAATATAAGTGAGGTAAAACTCATGAGGGCAACTCATGAAGGTGTTTAATTGTGAATAAGATGCCCTCTTTAGTGGGTAATCTGCTCTTGCCATAGTTAATCCAGCTCCTTGATGGTATCGACAATTAGCTTTTCGCCGTCTCGTCTTCCTTCTGCCATCACCTTTTTATTTTTCTTGATAACATCACTATTTGAACCGTAGATGTGGCTAAAGATGACTAGCTCTCTGACACCCTCTTGAGTATCTACAGAGGCAAAAGCCATGCGGTTACCGTTCTTGTCGTTGAATGCTTTTATCTTAGAGATTTGTCCTGCTGTGAATGCTCCCTTGACTCCATCAGCGAATGAGCTCCAAGGCTTGAGGTGGTATTTATCCATTGGGTTATAAGTGACATAGACACCTAGTAGTTCTTTCTCCTCATCAGCCATGATGTTTTCATTCCATTCCATTTCCTTGGCTTCCTCGATGGTTTTCTTTGGCTCCCCTTTGAGTTCGAGATACTTAACATAGATTTCTTTTCTAGTCAAGTCAGGATGAAGGCTGTCAAATGCTCCCCCAAAGATTAATGGTTTCATAGCTCGCTTGGTTACAATTCTTTTGTTAACCCTCTCGAATGCGTCATCTAGTGAAGTGAAAGGTCTTTGATTCAAGAGCTCGACAACGGCTTTTTCTCCTACACCGTTAATCATCCCTAATGGGAAAATGATTTTACCCTGAGAGGCAACGAATGAAAGCTCTGATTTATTTACGTCTGGAGCGATAACCTCAAAGTTTTCTCTCTTGATATCTTGGAACACTTTAGCCAGAACTTCTTGGTCAGACATTTTACTCGTCAGGATCGCTGACATATAGTGTTCTGGGTAGTAATGCTCAAGGTAAACCGTCAAGTAAGTAAGCATGGAGTACGCTACTCCGTGAGACTTGTTGAACCCGTAACCCATGTACTGCACGATTCGATCCCATAGCTGGCTCATTTCCTCGGAGTATGAACCATAACCATTTCCAAAGCAGTCTCTTACAAACTCATCTCTCAAGTCCTCTAGTTGTTCAGCACTCATCTTACGAAGCTTGTCACCTCGTCCATAATCCCAGCCAGCGAAGTGATGAACAAGTTGCATAACGTGCTCTTGATAGGTTATAACCCCGTAAGTCTCGCCTGTGATCTGCTTCTCTTCTGGGTGGCTGTATCGCTCTTCCTCTCTGCCATTCTTGATGTTGGCATATCTCCAAGTATCTCCAGAGGCTAGAGCTGGTGGACGGTACAAAGCATTGATCGCCACAATGTGCTTAAACTCGGTAGGTTGAACCTGCTTACATAAATCACGCATTCCACTTGAGTTAAGCTGGAAGGAGTTGCTTGTCAATCCTTTCGAGATGCGCTCATATACCGCTGGGTCGTCTGCTTTTCTGGCGATCTCATAGATATCAAGGTCTTCCCCTGTTTCCTTTTTGATTGACTCTAGGCATGACCCAACAATGGACAGTGTTTTCAGACCGAGGAAGTCAAACTTGACTCCGCCCATTTCCTCAACATCATCCTTGTTCCACTGCACGGCGGTTTCTTCTCTTGTTCCATGTAAAGGAAAGTGATTGGTTAACTCGTCTGGAGTAATAAGAATGCCTCCAGCATGGATGGATGTATTGCTGATAACACCCTCAAAAGCTTCCGCCATTGTGAATATATCCTCAAGAGGGATTCGTTTTCCCTGCTTGGTTTCAACTGTTTCTTTTCTCATCTTGGCGAGCTTTGGAACCACTTGGTATACCTCTTCAATGAGCATCTTGTCAGGAATCAGGTTTGTGATCTCTTGAGACTTACCGAATGGTACATCATAAATCATCAAGGCATTTTTAAAGGCTGACTTAGCAGACATCTTTGTATAGTTTGTCACCTGAGCCACTCGGTCATATCCGTACTTCCTCTTGAGGTAGGTGAACAATTCATGACGGCGCTCTGACTGGATGTCTGTATCAATATCGGGCATCTTCTGTCTTGTGATATCAAGGAAGCGTTCAAAGAATAATCCGTGCTTGATAGGGTCAACCTCTGTGATATCCAGCAGGTAAGCAACAAGGGAGCCAGCTCCAGAGCCACGACCAAAGTTGATCAAAATTCCCTGTTCCTTGCACCACTTAATAGCATCAGCCACGATAAGGAAATAGTCGATATATCCCTTTTGAGAAATGACTCCAAGCTCAAACTTGACACGTTCCATATAGGTTGTAGTCACCTTTGGAATCTTTCTTTTTAGACCGTCCTTGATCATGGATTGAATTTGTTTTAAGCTCGTTGTTCCTCCCTCTAAGGGGAATACAGGTAGTAGGTCTTTGTCCTTCTTGAGATCGAAGTCCACCTTGTCGGCAACCTTTCCAGTGTTGTTCATTGCTTCGATGACTTGATCTTTTGGGTATCCCTGCTTGATAAAGTCCATGAACACTTGCTTACTACCTTTGAGCCAGTAACTTTCCTCACTAGGGTAAGCTGGAGGATCGTCCATTGTTGCTTTCCTTGCTAGGCACAACATACCTTGATGAGCTTTCATATCTGCTTGGTCTACATAGTGAACATCACAGGTTGCCAAGAGAGGTACGCCAGTACGCTTACTCTCAGCGAATAAAAAGTCATTAACCATCTTTTGTTCACTCATTGGAGTTGGTTGTACTTCAAGGTAAAAATCATCTAGTTCAGAGAACTTCCTAATTAGCTCTTTGGCTTTCCTCTCATCGCCTTCAAGGATTGCTTGAGGGATAACACCAGCTAAGCAAGAACTCGTTACTACAACCCCCTCAGAGTGTTTTAAGAGGTCATCAAAGCTAAAGCGTGGTCTCCCATGAAATCCGTCAATGAATCCCATAGAGGAAAGCTTCATCAGGTTTCTGAATCCTACCTCGTTTTTAGCAAGTAGCAACTGGTGGTAATGCTTCTCGGTTTTATCTTTTTTGTCTCCCATTGTCATATAACCCTCAAAGCCAGCGATCCCTTTAATGCCTTTTTCCTTTGCGAGGTTCATGAATTCGGGTATACCATGCATGGCTCCATGATCTGTGAGCCCGATAGCTTTTTGTTTATTCTCTATAGCTCGATCAATCAGTTTATCTATTCGGGAGTGTGCATCCCTTTCAGAATAGCAACTATGATTATGAAGCTGTACGAAACAAACTTTACACATTTTGCGTCCTCCTTACTTACCCATTCTGTCAGGGTGTTTCTGCCAGCTATAATTGTTTGCCTTCTCTCTTGCTTGTAGGTAATCAGATTTGATGCTGACTAAAGCCTTAAGGTTTTCTTCTTCATCTGACCCCTTAAAGTCTTCCCATCCCATTGCCTCACGAGTTGCGATAAGGTTTTTGATCTGGTAATCAAGCCATTTCATTTGAGCATTAAAATCCATGTTAGTGCCTCCTCATTTCTGTGTGATGTTATAGAATGTAGGGTCTTGAATCTTCAAGGCTCCTTCAATTCCGTGGTACATCACCAGCAAGCTGAAATCCTTCGTAAACCTTCTGAGTCCGTACTTGTTCATATACCGCCTGATAGTTCGCTGTTCACAGCCCAACATGTTAGCCATCTCAATAGTTGACAATCCCTCTGTGTAATACATGTAAGCTAACAATAAGGGGTTCTTGTATGAGTTTTCATAAATGGCTGGCATCTCACCTAGCACGTCTCTTGCATAGTGCTGAATGTTGACATGATCACCTAAGCGTGCAAAATTAATAGGGCTGTTCCTTTTACTCATCGTCATCTTCCTCTTCATGCTCTTGGAGGATATCGTCAATTGACTTGCCATGGAACTTCTCTAGGTTATCAATCTTCTCAGATAAAGAGTTGATCTCTTTTACATGGATATAGTTTGTTTCACCAACTGACTTTAAATAAAGGTTAGCATGAGCGATTACCTGAGAAACTGACTTTACTTTCAAAAGGTTGTTTTCCTCTGGAGTATTCATCAGACTTAGCATTTGTAAGATAGGATGCTCTAAAGCCATTTCATTTGCTAAGTTAACATTGTTTACTATCTCTTGTCTTCCACCATCGTTGTATGGCTCAGAAAAACTATCTAATAATTCTTTGTCAATTTTCATTATTCTTGTTCCTCCCCGAATTGTTTTAACCACTCTTTGTATGGCAACTTGTTTTTGTCTACCTCGTCAAGCTCTTCTTTGGTGCAGTCATCAGCGTCTTTACCTTCTGGGTACACTAGAACGTTTATATCAAATTTGTATTTAGCCCTCTTGATGGCTCTCCTAATTCCGTTTCTCCCTGCTGGGTCATTATCAAAACCAAGATCAATACCAATTACTCCCGCTTTGTAGAGTTGCTCAATGTGCTCTTCTGTGAAGAATACCCCGATAGGAGCACAAACGTTTTTATGTCCTGAGTCATACCAGCGAGCACAATCAAAGACACCCTCAACGATCTTCACTGTATAGCCGTACTCTTCTAGGAACTTCTTGTTTCGTCCTAGCCCTGTGAGGAAAAATCCTGTGTGTAGGTTCCTTGGTCGGTGCATGAACTTCTCTGGTTGATCTGCTTTTGTTGCCCTGCCAGTGATACCAACAAGTCGGTTGTCCACATCCTCGAAGGGAATAATAATCCTGTCTTGTAGTTCTCCATCTTTAGCAAGAAAGAACTTCCAATGTGAGATAGTTTCTGGTGAGTATCCTCTGTACGAGCTGACCTTTGCCAGTTTCATTCTCGGCATCTTGAATGTAGGAAGTTCCTTCTTGTCTTGCTTTCTCATCATGCGTTCGATAAACTTTCTGGCTTCTTCTGAGTGAGGACGCTCCTCGATGGTTTCATTGCTCCAATCCACCGAGACTTCAAATAGTTCAGCCAGCTTGTAAGCCGCCTCCTTGAAGGTGTAATCCTCAGCTTTCATAACGAGGTCAAACGCATCACCAGAGCACCCTTGAGTATGACAATAGAAGAGTTTATCTTTTTCGTTACTCACCATTGCAGTTGGGTTGTCTCCACCGTGACAAACACATGAGGAGCGTATCTCTCCTCGTCCTGTTGGTTTGCCTCCGTAGTGAGAAATCAACTCCCTCATGTCAACGGCTTTTAGTATGCGGTCGGTCGCTATTTTAGCCAATCATCTCCAGCCTCCATGTCTTACCGTCTGATTTTACAGGAGTCCAGTCAAGGGGCTTCCCTGTTCGTTGGTCTGAAATCTTGAACATATGAGTCGCTCCTGTTGCTGTAAACTCATCAGGTGTTGTTCTTCTGAAAATACATACCCTGTTTGCAAGCTGTAGAATGCGGTCTGATCCGCCAATATTATCAGAGCTGGCATCATCGTTGTTCCCACTTCTGTTAAGCTGTACAGCGGATATGATTGGAAGTTGAGTGGTTCCTGCTAAGTCCTTGAGTTTACTCGTCAAGTACCCTAATTGTTGCCACTCTTTGTCACCCAACTTGCTGTCACTTGAAGGGAGTTTGATGTAATCGAAACACACCAGTTTAATTCCGTGGTTGATCTGATATTCTCTCACGATGTGTTCAATCTTCTCAGGTGTAAAGAATGGTAAGTAAATATGATAAAAGTTTCCTGATTCGATAATCCTTGATGCTTCTGCCACAGCTTTCATTTTATCTTTAGCTGTTCCATTGAAGGTGTCCTTTGCGAACTGACCGTTCTCAATCTCAGTATGATCAACTCCAGATATCAATGAAAGGAGCCTGTCTTCTTGTTCATGAGAGTAATTCTCCGTGTCGATATACAAAACGGGTATGTCATCATCATGGCATATCTTTTTAGACCAGTTGAGCAATACCGTTGATTTCCCAACTTTTGGTCTTGCTCCTATGATGGTGAGCTCTCCGTCAACTAAACCCCTTGCGGCTAAGTCAAATGGTTCCCATCCCGTTTTGATACCTATTACATCTTTTGGGGCTCTGGCTCGTTGCTTCATTCTTTCCTTGATGCCCTCACCGAGTTTCTTAACTGACTGACCCACCGAGTATTCAAGCCCGATATTCCTAAATTGAGTCTCTACCCCTGAAAGGTATTCATCTAACGGTGTGCTGTGATCGTGAAGCGCTCTTTCAGCTACCTCAAGAGCTTTAGCTCGAACATCACGTCTGGCGGAGGCTTGAATGATTTGCTCGACAAGCATCTTTGTGTTAGGAGCCACATCGACTCTTGCCAGTTGCTCCAGATAGTCAATGCCGCCAATCTCGTTAATTGCCTTGTTTGCATTCTCGTCAGTAAAAACATTTGTGATAGCAATTGGGTCTAATTCTGCCTGCTTGTCATATAGATAGAGTAAAGCCATATAGATGAACTTGTGACCATCTACAGCAAACATATCAGGAATCAGACCCATAGACTTTGTCATGATAAGTTGAGATGGATCACTTAAAATAATGCTGATCAATGCCCTCTCTGAACCATGACGGTGAATCTCTTCTTTGAGGTTTGTTTTGTGGGTCATAACTTACACCATCCTTCTGAGCTTGACCCCTCTTTATTTTCGCTAAGTCAAAGTATGCTTTGATGTATTGCCAGTTAGCTCCTACCTGCTCAGGGCTTTCCTCTAGGGCTTCCATGTTAGAAAACCCTAGATAGTTTATCCCAAAGTAGATCATCTCGTAGGTAAGCCCTGACTTTGTGAGCATCCACAGGCAATTATCAATGTCATCATCTTGAAGGTGACAAACGTTAACAGTATTTTTGTAGTGCTCCCTTAGTCTTACTACCTCTTTCATATTGCTTACTCCTGATCGAACATAGCGTCAATTTCTTCTAGAGACAGTTCCTCTCCGATGTCTGCTTGTTCGTCTTGGCGTGGTGCTTTCTCCTCTTTTACCTCTGGAGCTGGCTCAACCTGTGAGTCTTTTTCGTCTTGTGGTAAGTAATTAGGGTTTGAACCTGCTGTGACATCCTGTGGAGTCTCAGAACCATTACCGAGGACTTCTGAGAAGGTCTTACCGTTAGCAATCAATAGGGCTTGTTCTGGTGTATAATTTGGAGTTTTAAGCTCAACAAGGTCAACCTTAGCACTCTCATAAGCCGCCTTCTCTGCATCTGTCAAAGGAGTGTTTGAACGTGCCGCCACAACTTTATATTTGATGTCTTGGAAGTTTCCTTTACCTTTTTCATCTGTCTTGGTGATGGTGATGTCGTACTCTCTTGGGTCACCATATTCAGGGTTAAGAGCGAGGTCTTGAATCTGCTTGAAGATTCCGCCTGTACGATCCAATAGCTTTACCTTGCCGTCTGATCTGTCAAGAACATGGATGATGGCTTTATCCTTTCTTCGTCCAAATGGCTGTTTGGCATAACCTTCTGTTTTCAAGAACTCAGACCGTTGCTTTTTCTTTCCGTTCGCTTCTGTCAATCCTTTTGCGTCTGCTTCTTTAAACTTTTCAGCCATGAAGTCTTTGTTTGCCTGTTCTAAGAGATCGCCTTCTTTGAAAGCTGGAATCCCGCAACCTTTTCCACCGTTACCCTTTACGGCATACCATTCACTATAAGTGTGAGGAGCCGCATCCAAGATTCTTAGCTTATTGTCTCCTAGCTTGATGTCCATGAATGGAGGAGTATCTCGGCGTGAACCTCCGTTGTTGTCGTCCTCAAAGTTTACGTTTCCCCATGCGTTAGTCATTAATGAATCATCCTTTCGAGAGTTGTTTTACCGTGGTATGACCTCGGTACTACTTGATAGTAACATACTAGTCTATCATGTGTCAATACTTTTCTATCATTTTTTTTAGTTATTACTAGAGTCATAATCCTTGCTAGTGAAAACACCTGTGAATCACAGGCGGGGTTTATTCTTCTTCCATCTCAACATCAAAGTCGATTACTGTGTGAATCTGTTTTACTGAGAGGGTGACTGAGTAGACGTACTTTTCTTTTTCTGGATCGTTTTTGGTTTCCTGCTCCAGAACAATCTCGAAGCCATCCTTGTTCATTTCCTCTTGCAGTCTCATGGTGTCTTCAAGACTCATCTCGTCAGGAACCTCGTAGCCGTACTCTCTGGCGATCCTGACCATTTCTGCCTCAATGGCTTGCTCAACTTCCTCAGCATACTGATTGATTGCCTCGTCAGTTACCTTTTTGAAGTTTTCCTCAACCTCACCTGTTTGAAAATCCTTGACCGTTTTCAGCTTCTTGAAGCTATTACCCTTTTTAAATTCCATAATTGTTCATCTCCTTTGTTATAGGGTATTACCAGAGTAACACCTTTGTGACACCTTGGCAAGAAAAAACTTAGCATATTTTTCCCCCGCCTTATGTATAATGGTATATTAACAGTTTTGTAACACAATTGCAACATAAAAAAAAAGGCACACCCATGAGGATGCACCTTCTTAGTTTTACTCTGTTGGTTCTTCTGGCTCGTCTTTCTTTTTCTCCTTCACAGCATCTACAGCACCCTGACCGAGGATGTAACTGGAGAGGACAGTTACTAGAGCCCAAAACGTTTGCTCATCAATGGGAATAGCGAGGACTTCTGTCAAGATCACGAATACAAGAGCACCAAACGCTGTACCTAACTTCTTGGATTTCCACCAGTCTTTTTTCATTATTATCACCTTTTCGCCCTTTCTAGCGTATTTTGGTCAGCCTCCAAGTAAGGAGGACTTACGAATATATGAGGAGCCGAGAGCTTATTTTACTCTCAGCGTATCTCCAATGTTGATCAGATCAGATTTAAGATTGTTCAACTTCTTGATGTTCGCTACTGTCGTGCCGTGATCCTTAGCGATCCCGTACAGGGTATCACCTTTCTTTACCTTGTAAGTGACGCTGGATTGTTTTACTTTTAGTGTTTGTCCAACACGGATGATGTCACTCTTGAGCCCGTTGAGCTTTTTGAGGTCATCCACACTCATGCCATGCTGTCTAGCGATCCCGTAGAGGGTGTCTCCCTTTTGAACCTTGTAAGTATCACCCTTTGGAGTAGAAGGCTTAGAAGGAGCCTTAGATGGACTCTCAGGGGGTTTCTTTGCTTTGAGACCTAACACCTTAGCAATACCTTTGGCGTGACCTGCTGAAACAGCTTTAATGAATGATTGGTCTTTTAACAGCTTGGCATCAGCTGGGTTGTTGATGAAGAGTGACTCCGTGAGGATAGCACTCATTGAAGTGTTCCGTAAGACGGATAGGTCATCAGCTTTTTCCTTACGGTTTGCCACCCCAAAGGAGGCGATCTCGTTAAGAATTGAGGCGTGCAAAACCTTTTGGTCATTCTTTGTTGGTGACTTTGCAGACAACTTATTGTAAGTTAATGTCTCAAAGCCTGTACCGTTTGTGCCACCTGCTGAGTTAATATGGATAGAGACAAACAGGTCTGACTTATTCTTATTAGCAATGGCGGCACGTTCAGGAAGCTCTAAAAACTTGTCAGTGCTTCGAGTGAGCTGAACACTTACACCAGAGTAATTACTCTCAAGGTATGACTTCGTTTGCTTGGCGATCTCAAGGGTTAAATCCTTTTCCTTTAGACCGTTACCAACTGCTCCAGGGTCTTTACCACCGTGCCCAGCATCAAGCGTGACTTTCTTCATGTTATCTCCTCCTAATTTATTCTTTCTCGGTCTGCCTTTCTTTCTAGCTCTGTCCAGATCGTTTGTAGATTGTCCTCCAGACCTACGATGTCGGATTTCATATCTTTAAGGGTTTCGGAAATGTTTTCTAGTTGGTGGGTATTCTGCTTGAGGTGTTCGAGTAAATCCTTTTCCCTTCGATCAAAACTTTGTCGCTGTTCGACCAGCAATTCTCTGTTGTCATTCCTCTGGTGCATAGCTTGTTCTTTGAGTTCTTCGAGTTGCTTTTTGTGCATCTCCATTATATACTGCTCTCTCTCTTGAGAGTGCTCCCTCTGTTGGTCGATAAAGGCTTTCACCCACTGAACGACAACTGCACCGAGGATCACGAAAAGTATAGCGAACACAGTTTCTTTGCTGGCTATACTCATCAGCGTATTTAAATCCATAATGCTACCCACCTTTATTTAATTGAACCAAGCACCACATAAGTGTTTGCCACCCTTGCGAGTAAAACACGGTCACCAGCTACAGGATTGTAACTTCCTAGTCTCTTGTAAGTCTTACCAGAAGGTGAGCTCTCTCCGTCAAATATGATGGCTGGCTCACCACTAGAATAGTTATCAGGTATTCTCCCAATCTTGTAAGCCCCCTTGGGTTGGTTCTTTTCAATAAGCTCATTGACAATACTCACAAAATCTTGACTGTTCATCATATGTCTATCACCCTTCTAGCTTCATGCTTCATTGTTGCTCCTGCCTCAAGAGTTATCTCCCAATTCGATTCAGAGAAGACAGCGTCAATCCCCAGAGGAGTATAAACAAACTTGATTGAATCATAATACTCATGGAATGGCATGATAGGAGTTTCAAACTTGACTTTTCCATAAACCTGAGATGCCTCAAAAGCAATACGATCAGCCATGCCATCGAGTGCGGCTTGTGAGCTGATATCCTCGATTTCCCTAAAGTCAACAATGGTTCGTCTTCGGTTGATTGTCGAGGTCGGACTGTCAGGGCTGTTGTTAACTCGTTTTGCTACCAGAGGGGGCGACTCTGGGTTGCTGGCTGTGATTACCCATGTGTTTGCTACATCATAGATATCAAATTCTTCCTCGACATCCTCCATGATGATTGACAGCTCCCTGTCATCGTAAGTGTAATCGAATGTTTTGCTACTTGGAGGACGATAAGGAGTTGTGATGTAGTACCCGTAAGCATCCACCCACAAAGGGGTATTGTTGGTCATATCCAAAAGCTCATTTACTGCTGATAACTTGCTTGTACCGAGATCAAACTCCTTATCGTTTGAAAGGGTAAGGTTTCCAGTAAACTCTATATTGATCTTTGTAATACCAGCGCTTCTAAGAATATCCCTAACAGCCTTCTCATAAGTGGTTCCCTTTTTGATTGTGTAACGGTCAAGGAACTTATCTTGGTCAAGAACTATTAGACCATCATAAGCTTCCACCTCTCGGTAAATGTTACCGTTTTGGTCATTTCTTGTTGGCGTACTCAGGTAGAAGATACCGAGGGGGAACTCGATCTCTCCCCCGTCTGGCATCTGAAATATGACCCAAGGTTGAATTTTATCAACGAGCCAGTCAATCTTGTTTTCGACAACTGTCTCGGTGAAAATCATGTAGTCCTCAAGTGTTGCCATGGTCATACCTCCTATTAGATATTTCCTGTCGTTGCTCCACCAGCAGAATTATTGGTCATGCCTCCAGATAGTACGTTTCCAACCACGTTTATACGGCTGTTGGTGTTTGAAACATAAATACTGGTAGGGCAAGCAACTGTACACAGGTTTCCACTGATTGTACCATTTTTGTTACCGACAACAACCCTGATATGGTTTTCATCTCCGCCTGCCTTATTGCAATCGAATATAGTATTTCCAGAGCAGGCGAAACCGTCAATACTATCAAGGTGTATGCCACTTTTTTGCATACCTCTAAGTGTATTTCCTAAGATGCTAATATTTTGCATAGTAACGTTAGCACCATACACAGCAATACCTCGATCACCAAAAGCACAAATGTTGTTTGCAATTGATACTTCCGTAGTGTCTCCATTAAGACCTATACAAGTACCTACATTTGCACCACCGACATTGTTTCCTGAAACAGTTGCATATCTGACATAGTTTAGATAAATAACCTCGTTTCCTGACCCCGAAAAAGATGATAAATTGATGATGTTCCCTGTGATGGTAGTCATATAGATTCTGCCAGTTGCTTCACCGTAAATCTCAATAGCTCGACCATTGTTCATGGTTCCAGTAAACGAGTTATTCGAGATGACAAAGCGATTGATGTTTTGAGATTTCCCTGTCTGTTGCCCTGTGTTAGCGTCTATTGTGTCTTTGTCATCTGTTGAGATATTCGATCTCACGTTTACACCACGACCACAGTTGATAATGTTATTGTTTGTAAAGAAGAAGTCTCTATAAGCATAAGCACGACAAGCCCACTCTACAGTACTATCAAATGTACAGTTGGTAACATGAACGTTTTCATGGAATCTATTAATCGCCCCAGAGTGAGACCCGATTCCTCGACCAATTGGTTTTGATCCTGCTGTAGTTGACTTACCAAAGTATGTACTATCAATGTAGACATTTTTACAAGGGGTGTAGTCTCCTCCTGCTACTGTAGTTAGCTCTGGAGTCGCTAAGTCTAACTGGATAGCTTCATTGTATGTATCAGCATCCCCGAACCAGCCAAGAAAGTTACAATTCTTGACGTATACATCCTTACAAGCGTTGAACTCAATGTGATGCGAGTTAGAACAATCCTTGAGAGTTACATTATCAAAGGTGATGTTTTGAGCGTGACCAAAGTGAACAATACTGGCTTTGGCTGTCTGCTTGTTTCCTTGCCCTGTGAGTGTTCCTCCTTTGATCAAGAGGTTACCATCTCCGTTGTATCCGCTGACAGCTGATCCTCCATCTGTCGCCCTTACTCCGTTGAATAGGAGATACTTTGGATGGTCTCTCACTAGGGTGGCATTCGGGCTCATGATAATTGCCGTGTTCCCATAAACCCTCAATTCACTTCCTAATCTGTACGTGCCGTCAGGAACAAATATGGTTACGCTACTTGTTTTGTTTTGAGCGACATCTAAAGCTTTTTGGAATGCTGGAGCGTCATCTGTTCCACTTCCTGTACTTAAGTTGTAATTACCTTTTGCCCCATAGCCGTATGACTTAATGTCGATCCATGCTCGGCTAAGAATCTCATCTAATGCTTCAAAGTTTGAGCTAATCTGAGGGATAGACTCGGAAAGCCTGTCTTGTGACTCCCAACTGTATAAACCCAGATTTGTCGATCTTGTAGCGTTACCCATTTAAATGCCCTCCTCTAATTGATCCCATGTTTTCTCTATGTAGTCATCCCAGATAGCTGGTCTTTGCTTATCACGAACGACCATCCCCTCATCTTGGAGAGTGAACTTTGCAGTTCGTTTGATTGTTGAGAAAGCGCTCATACTGACACTTCCAGATACAACCCTTGTGAGTTCATCCTTTTTTTGATCATCTGCATTGATTACATCATAACGGAAGCGTACAGCTCTATTACCATACGCCCCGTGTAACATCTTTTTGATTTCTGATTCTGTATAACCATTTCTTGCTATGTCTTGCATAGTTCATCACTCCTCGAAGTCTACCTCACGTAAGCTGATTGAAAAAGTACAGCCTGATAAAATTTGGTCAGTCACTTCGATGTTTCCATCTATGATACAGAACATTCTCCTACCGACTGCATCCCTGTACAAGAATGTTTCTTTTCTGTCAAGGAACTCGATTGTGTTACGGTATTCGTCATTAGTGTCAACATCCCAAGAGACTTTCACAACTTTGTCAGTGTTGAATCCATATTCGTATATTGGCTTTTCTCTTCCAGAGAAGCTCATGAACCTTCCTGTTCTACCTCTTGATTCTGAACGGTCATCAGAGTGTCTAAATACAGTGAAATCACTTTGGACTAACGCTCTATGGAGAAAGGCATGAATAAATTCGACTTCACCCTCTGTAATATCTGAGTCAGAGAAAGACTGGTTATCTCCCCAAGCTCTGACATAATACTCGTAAGTAACACCCGATGCAGGAGTATAGTCCGTGTAAGAAGAGTTAGGATTACCCGTGTAGATAAGTGTCCAGTCTCCTTCTATCGAACTATTGTAGCGTCTTCTGTAGAGCTCCACAGTGCTTGTCACTGGCGTTGTAACGTCTCCTGTGATGTTTAACTCCTCAATTCCCTCTATGTCCGTAGAAGTCCTTTTAACGGTTCCTATGATAAAATCATCGCTGTATAGGTCAAATGGTTTCCAGATTAGAGTGTTATCATTATAAAACCACTGATCGTCTTCAAACTTTACAACACGAAAATCGAAAGATTCAACAGCAACAGAGCTAGAGAATCTAGAAGTATCAGCACCTGTAAACATGAGGTATGCTTCATCAATGGTACTACCCGATGATGTACCTTCAAGGCTTGTACTGACTTGCACCGTTCTTGGGTCGAATGAGTAGATAATTCCAGAAGGTGCAACAACCTTAGCGTCTGTACCATAAATTACGCGAATCTCTCCTGGATCAAATTGGTTTTGATAGTATGTTGTATTTGGAGCAAATTGAATGTTTTGTACGATACCATTTGTAGGAACCCCGTGAATTGGGTCGCTGGTAACTGGTGGATCGTTTGTCCATGATACAATGATCATATTTCCTTCTTCGTCAGTCTCAATAAATATATCGGGCTTAACTGGCGGGGTGAAATTCGTCTGGAAAGACACCTCAGTCCAATCACTCCAGATATCAAACTCAGTATCAGCAATACGGAGGCGAACTCTATATGTTTTGTTATTTTCCAAGCTATAACTAATAGGTGCGTTCTTTACTGTGGTTGTCTCCGACTTGTTGTAAACCTGAGTGCTTCCATCATAAAGCTGGATTTGATATCGTCTTTGATTGATACTCGACCAAGTGACTGTAATGTTTGCAGTGGGCACAATCTCGTCAGGCTCTGGTGTTAAAATGATAGGAGCGTTTGACGGTATACCAGCCGTGAACACTTGAATGTCTGACCAAGGAGATGTAAGAGACATTTGATCCATTGTACTGACTCGCCATTCGATCTTGCCCGCAGGAAACGTGTTTGGTGCAAAGTCAAAATACTGGTTGGTGCTTTGTCTGTATCCTGATGCGTTGACATAGTTCCATGAGCCAGCCTCTCCAGAGGGGCTAACTGTACGCCAAGCAATTCTAAACCCTGCTTGTACTCCATCATCGTTATGCTTCCAAGTGAAGCGAATTGACTCAGTTCTGTCAACGGTTCGACCACCGTTAGGAACCATTTGAGTTGGCTTACTAGGTGCAACGTTCTTGACAATCGAGAACCTAGGAGAGGTTGACCAACCAGAGTAATCCTCACCATCATATGCTCTTACCCTTACTTGAGCGCTTGAGGTTTCAGCCATCTTAGAAGTGTTGTAAGAGTAGCTCGTTACTCCTGCACCAGTATTACTTGAGGAGCTCCAAGAAGAACCATTGTAGATTTGAACTTGATAAGTCAGCTGACTGGCTGGCTTCTCTGGGTCACTAGATGCATTCCACTTTACTTGCACACTAGTGTTTGCTACCGTGGTACTTGTAGGGGCTGTAATCTTTGGTGCTGACGGTGGTGTGTTCCATGTTCCTTCTACCTCAAAGTATGCCTCATTGGAGTTACCTGTCTTTCCGTATGCTTGACCAGAATTACTTCGAGCACCATAAATGACAATACCTTGTACTTTTCCACTTCGATACTCTCCCATGAAAGCACTTGTCAGGTCTGTCGTTCTCCATCCTGTACCATAATTAGGATGCAACCCAATGTATTTGTACCAAGGCATTGTTCCACTTGCTTTGTTGTATGTCTCCTTGTGAGCTCCGAAGTCAAACTCAGCACCATCAGTGACGTTCATGACAAAGCGTAACTTAGGTGATGTCCTCGATGTGGTGATCGCTGTTTTTACTGCTGAGGGAACACCGATAAAGGATTGATAGTCAGCAGAACCACCAACCCTAATGTTACTCCCTCCTACATAACTATTGCGGTCGGCTCTATAAACGCCAATCCATGATATAGGAAATTTCTTAACTGCCATTGTATAAAGCCTCCCTTATAGTTTTCTTACTGTCGTTCTGAGTGAGCCAAATACATCTCGCTCGGTTCTTGTGAAGATTTCCTGACTAGCCATTTGAAGAGCTTCACTTCCGTTGTCTCCGTCCACTTTGATTGTTCCGTCATGTTCGTGCTTATGAACAACTGTAATAGTAGATCGACCACCTGTGAAGCTTCCTAGTGATACACCGCTTTGTTCTGTCTCAATTGCATCACTAACCTTGCTCATTGCCCCTCCAATTGCTTTGGACATCGGGCTAACCTTCTTGAGTGCCGCCTCGTACCAAGTTGGGAAGAATGACTCACCTGATTTGTCAAGGTCTTTCAAAGGTCCCTCTTTTGCAGGAGAGAACGGGAGGAATTTACGAATAGAGCTCATGCCCTTTTTGACTGCTCCTATTGCTCCAGTAATACCAGACTTGATACCTTTCGTGAATGCCTCTAGCAATCCTTTACCTGAGCTGAGGAACTTACCGACCCACCCTTTGATGGCTCCTACGATGTTACTGACTCCCTTGGTTACGGCGCTTTTAGCTTTACCCATTGCAGAGGTGAATGTGCTCATCAGTCTGCTTCCGAGGCTAGAAAGCGTGCTTACAACTTTTGAAGGCAACTGAGTGAAGAACCTTACTACATTTGAAATCAACTTGCTAACTGTTGAAACAATTTTGCTACCCATACTTACGAATTTACTAATCGCTGAGGAAGCAAGACCAGTTACGATAGAAACCACGCTTGATTTGAGGTTGTTCCATATTGACTTTGCATTGCTACCGAGGTTCTTAAAGAAGCTTACAACCTTCTTGACAAGATTTGAAACTATCGAGCCAATACTCACCCCAAAATTAGAGAAGATAGCAGAGATAGCGTTCCATGTTCCAGCGAAGAAGTTTACCAGCCCTTTGAAGATATTCATGATGGCTTGCACAAGACTATCCCAAGCGGCTCCGAAAAATGCCATCGCTCCAGCAAAATCACCAGTAAACAAAGCGATAACACCCATGACTACATTTGCCACTACGTTGAGTATGTTTCCAATTGCTGTAATAATCGGACCAATTGCGGCAACTATACCAGCAAACACCGCCACGGCTGTGGCTAACAAGACACCCAGAACGATTCCCACTGCTGTGATCAACGGTTGCAGAGTAACAAATGCTTGCTTAAATTGTTCAAATGCTGGCATCAACCAAGATATCAAGAGCGCTCCAGCTTGTTGCAACCCTGTCACGAGCCCTGCAAATACAGGTTGGATCACAGCCCATATCGCTGAGAACACAGGTTGTAGCTGGCTCCAGTTTGCAATAACTAAGGCGGCTAAGGCGGCAATGGCTACACCAATCGCAAGGAATGGAGCGAATGCCACCACAGCGCCAGCAATAGCAGGAGCAATTAGCATGATTCCACCAATCAAAGCACCAGTGATGACCCCAGCCAGTAAAATCATAGGAGCCGCCCAAGATGAGCTGAATAATTGCTGGAACCCTGAAAGTAAGCCTCCACTGAATTTTGTCTGTAGGTCATCTAGTGCGGAGTTCAAAGCAGGCAAAACCGTTGTCCCTAGCCAAGTATAAGCTGGACTCGTCAATTGTCCAGCAAACTGTTGGGCTGACTCGGTTAAGTTCTCGAACTGACCCTTAGTGGTTTTCATGTACTCTTGAGTACCGCCTCCGAAGGTTTTATCCATTCCTGCCATGATAGCTGGTATTGCATCTTTAGCAAGGAGCTTACCTTCTGAGCCAAGCTTCTGAACTTCTGCTACCGAGAGACCCATCGAGTCCGCAAGGAATTGCCAAGCTGGTACGCCTCGTTCTGCTAACTGCATCATTTCCTCAGCAGATACTTTTCCTTTTGCGTTCATCTGTCCAATGGCGATACCTAAACCTTTTACCGTCTCGGTTCCACCACCAAGGACGGCGGCAACGTCTCCTAAAATAGGTACATAGTTTCGTATATCCTTAATTTCAAGACCCATACCCTTTAAGGATGTGGCTGTCTCGTCTACTCCTTTAAAGTCAAATGGAGATGCTTTGGCGTAGTCTTGTGTCCATTTCAATTGCTGGTTTGCTCCTTTGACGGAGCCTGTGAGGGTCTTCCACCGAGCGAAAGAACTTTCTAGTTCAGCGTTGGTTTTAAATCCAGCGGCGGCAACACCAGCGAAGGCGGCGGCTGTCGTAGCAAGAACACCTGTGATGATGGCACTGGCTCTTTCAGCTTTGCTTGCCATGCCTTCGAGGGCTGACCCAACTTTACCAATTTGAGCAGAAGCCATGTCAGTGGCACTCACCACGATATTGATCAAGCTGTTACTAGCCATTCTTTTACCTCCTATCTAGGCATTGCGCCATTGTATTTTTTAGAAACTTCCTGTCGTCTTTCCTTTTTGGATTTTTTCTTTTCCATTTCTGCAATGGTGTTATGAATGACCAAAAATTCCTCTATCGTTTTGTTGTCTTGCCTTTCAAGCTCATCAGGGAGCCAGCCAAAGGTTTTGCAGAGCTCATATTTTGTAAGTGCACTCGGCATATCTTTGACAGCTCTCCCCTCATAGCTTTGCTTGGTGGCAAGTTCTAGTCTTTTTTTTCGCTCTCAGTGATCCCCGTTTGTGTGCTTGATTGAACTGTTTCGATAAGTTCTTCTACAAACTCAGGGGCTAAAACGTTGTTCAGTGTGTCAATACTGATAGGGAGCTTTTTCCCGTCTTCTCCTACCAAATCCCAGTCAACAATCGAGGCGGCTGTCTGAGCTGTTACCAATAGCATTGCATCAATTGAAGATGTCTTACTGATTGGGTCGATCTTCATAGCGATTGACATTGAGTTTCCTTTTTCACCATGGGAGAGATTTCTCACTTGGATTTTTCTCCCCATTACTGTTACCTCTTTTGAACTTTTTTTCATTAAGTAATCCATTATAAATCATCCTTCCATTTTGTATTAGATAAGGTTTGGACGTGTGTCATGAGCTGTGATTTGAATGTCCGTGAAGACTGCCTCAAGCTCTTGCTCTTGTAGCTCTGTAGCTGTCAAGCTGATAGCATTCGAGTCATACTTTCCGCCAAGCAACTCAACAATGATCTTGTGGTTTTCATCATACTGATCTTGAAGGGTTAACTTCATGTTTAAATCTTCACCGTTTGCAAATTGGTTATATACATCAGTGTTTGTTAAGTCTACAGTCAGTGAAGCTGTGATCTCAAGGTTACCCTCTTGTACACGATCTGCACGGTTTTTACCATTCAGAGTGTATCGTCTTTCAAGGTTGTTTGCGATCTCTAATTCAAAGTTAGTTACATCAGCGAAAGGCTGGTTGTTTAGCTCTGCAAACCCTTCGTAGAACATGAAATAGTTTTCCGTGTCCAGTACAACTGGTACAGGAGCTGTCTCGCTGTCCTCAACTGTTGCAAACAGGATGTCACCCTCAAAGGTTACGGCATCATCAGAAGAAGCCGTCAAGGTGAATGAATCGAACTTACCTCCGACATAGTTACGAGTCCAGTTTAGCAGTGCGTTGTGATTCTGAGCTGTGAAACTCGGTAGTTGTTCTCCTGCTCTAGTTGGTCTAATTGTGTGAATGTATCCGCCTTCGACATCTGGATTCTCTACAGATTCAACATGACCAAGAGCAAACGCAAAAGGCTTACCGTTTTGTACTGCTAGAGTCACGGAAGCGTCTGTCTCGTTTGTCCCTTGACGCAACATGAAAGGTGCACGTAAACCAAGGCTGTTACGAGAAACAATATTTCTGTTTTCCTCTGGTGAAAACTCTTCAATAACACCGAGGGAGCCATAAGAGTTATCTGGAGCAGGAACACCAAACTCTGTCTCTTTTCCGAAAACTATAGTATTATCAAAACCATGAGATTGACTAGCCATTATTTATCTTCCTCCTTTTTCTTCTTGGGCTTCCTTACTTCCTCAAAGCCAAGATTTTTCAGATAAGCGATGTGTTCTTTTCCGTATACGGTAACTTTCGAGCCGTACTTTATCCGACCAAGTGGAGGGAGAATAAGCTCTTTTTCTTCCTTGCCTTTATAGATTAATTCTGTCATGTTGGCTCCTCCTATGGAATGCGCTTGGTTGCTGTGAATTGGATTTGTGCTCCCTGTAGGAAGTTGTTCTCTCCATACTCCACAGTTCCAAAGTTGAGTTCGTTTTGTATGTCAACCCTATCAACGACACCGCCAAGACTTTTATCCTTCTCGATGGCGACCTCAACGAGTTCGACCAACTCAAGGCATTGCGCCTCAGCTTCTGCGCTATCTAGGATGTTTGTATATACCCACAAGTCTATGTCCATTTGAAGTTCTCTGACTCCAAGCCCACGGATGGGTTTTCTCCGTCTTTTGATCTCCAATGTCACAGCAGGGAAATGAGTTAAATCCTGATAAGCCTCACCGAATACGTCAATATTGCTATACTCCGTATCTTCTAGGTGCTGGCTGACTTGATCCTTCAAAGCGTTTTTAATGTTTGTGTACATTGAGCTGAAACTCATTGAGCAATCCTCCTTATGTAATCCGCAAAGATTGTGTTGATCTCTCTTTCGTCCTTACTGTCTGTATACATAAATTCACGTTGTGGAATGCGACCACTACCAAAGTTATGCACACTAGCATACCTTACGTTTGAGCCAATTGAGTAAGTAAGTTTTTTAGGTGTATACTGCTTGACAGCTCCAGAGGACACAGACGAACGTAAGCGACCAGTGTCACTCAGTGGGGTTCCTCCTGATCTGTGAGGATGTCGCTTTACGGTTGCTGGAGATAAGCTTTTCCATTTTCCTTTTGAGCCTCCTCCCTGTGAGAACCTTCTGGATATCGAGCCTTCGAGATACACAGCGGACTGTCTCAATGGCAGTCTGAAATCTTGACACTCTTTGGCAATCTGCCTCAGTCTTGCATCAAGACCGTTAAAATTGACCGTTACTTGTGCCATGTCCTCACCACTCTGGTTGATCCAGCGTGAAAATTGGATCACCTTCTGTTGTGGTTCCGAATCCAGCAGGAGGCTTTACATCTGGATCAATGATTAAAACCCCACTCAAGATACCGTCAATCATCTTGTCAACTCGTTCTTTCATTTTGATATAATACTCGTCAAGGTTTGGCTTTTGTGATGTGTATGAATCCTCAGCAAAGAAAAACCGAGCGAGGTCAACCGTGATATCATGAATAATTGGATGAGGCTTGACAAAGGGCGTTTTGTATGCAACCCCTAGCCGTGCATCAATATAGTTAGAAGCCTCTTGGATGTACTTTGCAAGTAGCTCGTCTGTGACTTGCTTTGAGAGGTTGTTCATCACTAGCCTTAAATCTTCTGGAGTTGCATACATGGTTTACCCCTCCTTACTTGTCCTCTTTTTTCTTGGTTCCTTTTTTAGGAGCCTGCTTCTTTTGAGCTTCCTCTTTAGGTGCTTCTTTTTTTGTTTCCTTGACAGGCTTGATTGATCCCAATTGGATTAGCTTCTCAGCAACATCTTTTGATTCGATCTCGATATGATCTCCGACCTTTACACCAGCCTTGCCGACATTATTCTCTAGGGCTTCATACTTCATGTGTTTGCCTCCTTTTATTCAGAAAAAGGGAAGACCCCTGAAATTTCAAGTGCCTCCCCTTCTTTTAGTTTTAGTTGTTCAAGTTCTTAAGTAAGTAAACCGCTTTAGGGTCTGTTAAGTAAGCATTAGTGAAACGAGTTGCACGAACGATCGTACGCTCATTGCTTTCCTCGTTGTAAGTGTATGTACGTAACGGCTCAGCGTCAGCAATATCGCCAATGACTTTCTTTTGTAGGATCAAAGCGTTGTCTTCTTGGAAGTGAGAATCAACGATGAAACTCAAGCCCATGAAGTCGCCAATGTACCCACGAAGTAAAGCAACGTCAGTATTGTTTTGACGGAATGCATCACGAATGTTTTTGTTCTTGATGAGTTGCGCTTCTTGCTCTGGGTTAATTACCACAGTGTCAGCGAAGTAGCCATAATCTTTAAGTGCTTTCTTTGCGTCAACAAGGTCAGCGATCATGTTTTCAGCGCCATCAGTAGTATCATTCCAGAATCCTGAATCCTTAGTCTTACCTTGGATTCCACCAGTGATAGTGTAGTTTTGAGTTGCGACTTTGTAAGCCATCTCGTCAACCATACCAAGAATGTTAGTACCAAGGCGGCGTAAACCACGCTCAATCTGACCAGCTTGACCAAATTTTTGCATCTCGTAAGTGACAGCGAACTCAAGACCATACTTTTTGATAAGCTCAGTCTTTTGCTCTTCACTTAAGCCAATACGGTCATAGTTTGAACCTTCTCCGACTTCTGGAACGTCATCAAGTTTCATTGAGCCATCTTGGTTAGTCTCTGGGTCATATTGTGAAAACTTAATAGCAAGAGCGTCAACTGAAATGTTAGTGAACAATTGGTCAGCTACGAAGCCGTTTGCTGTAAAGTCTTTAATACGTCTATCTAAAAATACTTTTTTCAACAATGGATGTTGACCTAGTACGATATCAGCCATTTGTTATATACCTCCCAATTACCCTAAAAGGATAACGATTTTTTGTCCAGTGCCACCAGCAGTCACAGCAGTTCCGACCTTCATGTCAAGCGTATCAGCTTCACCAAGAGTCGCAACTCGTTTGGCTGACGTTACTTTGAGTGGGTCTCCAGCCGCTACAGGTGCACTGTCTGTTACTGTTGCGTATACTAAAGGTTTATTGACAACGACTGTTGCTACTTGACCTTTGTCTCCGCTATAACCATCGTTTACACCGTCGATGCCGACTGATCCAGAATAAACCATACCAATTACTTTCGTAGAACCAGAAGCCGCTGGCTTTACCTCACGGTCTCCAGATAGCTCGACAAAATCACCAATTTTCACAACTTGTCCAGCTTGAACCTTGAAAGTGAAATTCGCTGTATGTGGAATATGTACTTCTACTCTATTTTGTGCCATCATTTACCCTCCTTGTTGGCTTAGCGCCCTGTTCCAAACTGCTTGACGTGCTCTTCGTAGAATTTCTCGAACTCTTCCTCTTCTTTGCTTTGCCCGTCTTCTTCTTTCTCGTCAGAGCCTTCATACTCGCCTTGCTCGCCAAAGTTTACAACAGCAGAATGCTTCATAAACTCGTTGAACATTTCAATTTGCTCATCGTTCATGCTTGAAAGTAATCCTTTAAGTGGTTCAACCTGAGCAGGAACAATATGTTTGTCCTCAGTGAACTTAACGATTTGACCTTCAAGTTTCGCCTCAGATAAAGACTTGATTTGATCTTCTTGAGCTTTTAAGCGTTTGTTTAACTCCTCAAACTGGACAAGCATGTCTTGAGATAATTCTTGGTTTTCTTTGCTCATTTTTGATTCTTCCTCCTTTGCTGGCTCCTCCTCTTTGAAAAGAGTAGCTCCTTTTACTTGTGGGAAAGCAACGATTGAGACTTCTCTAATCCTAGAGGGCTTTACATTGCCTTGGTGATCCTTTTTGGAATAGAATCCAAGAGACAGCTTTTTCATCAATCCTTTAGTGATACGCTCTTTTACGGTATCATCAATGATCTTGAACTTTCCTAGCAACTTACCATCTTTGACGTAAACGTCTTGTAGATAGCCTGCTGTGTCTTTTGCTGACTCTGAGTGGTCTAATTGTAGTGGTACAGGATTTTCAGGGTCAAAGGATTTTGCTAACACCTCTAAGTCTTCTGTGTTGAACGTGATCCCTCTGTGAATCCCTTCTTCAATCAAAATACCTTCTTTGATATATTCGTCACCCTCGATAGGGTCTGACTCGGAAAATCTTCCAATCTCAAATTCTTTCAAGTGTTTCACCACCTCTAAAATTCTTTGAAGCCTCAAGTTTTTTAATCTGTGGGAAATGGGAACTTGAAAAACCCAAGAAGAAAAATTTGTCCTACCACGGGGCACACCTCCCATGGCAGAACTTTGGGTAAAGGAAAGGATGTTATGTGTTGTTTGTTCGTTTTATTGGAGGGCTTCTCTTGCTCCCTCACACTTATTGTTATCAAAAGTAAACGTTTTTGGTTAGAACATATGGTACTTGTGTTCAAAATTTTTTCGTGCTATATTACTAATAGGGTCATCTTGTGGTTCCCTTCTAGAAAAAACAAATTAGAAAACAAGGTGTGTAATAGGTTAACCTATAAGGTTTAACTAATTAGTTCTAAACTATTTGGCTAACTCATATATTTTTAAAAATATTACTAAGAGGGTGTTGACAGATGGGTTTACTTAAGAGTATAATCAAGTCAGAAACCACTAAGAGGGTAGCAATTAAGGGTATAAAAGTAGGCTTACCAGTATTACTCAGGTATGCTAAAAACAAAAGGGGAGCTAAGAAACGATGAGTAAACTTAAAGTGATTTTTATTATATTCGCTGTGTGTTTATTTCTAGGGGCATTATCAAGCTTGTTTGGAGGAAGTAACGAGACAGCTAAACCAGCAGAGGAACCCAAAAAGGTTGAGACCAAAAAGGAGGAACCACAGAAGAAAGAACCAACTAAAGACGAGCTGGCTATCCTTGATGAGAGCTTTTCCAGAATAGTTAATGACTCTGAGGGTGTTGTCGAAGACGTTATACTTCGAGACAGTGGTGCTGTTCATGTTATCGTGAAAGAGTCTGTATGGGGCATCTCAGATAAATCCGCAAAGGAAAGCTTTATGGCTGGTATTCACCAAAGAGTTAAAATGGCTCTGTCAGGGGCAAACATTATTAAACCAAAAGAGAACGTGCTCACAAAGTTTTACAGCACAACTGGTGATCTTCTAGCTGAGAAGAAACTATATGGCGATAGCTTTAAAATTAAACGATAAAAAAATGGGGCTCCCTTTGAGGGAAGCCCTTTTACTTTTTCTTGATGATTCCTTCTGTTGAGGATAACAAGGTAGGAAGATTCACATTGTACTGAAACCCTTCTGGTGGAGCTTCTGAGACAATCCAATCTTCTTGATAGTCCTCAAACTTGGAGACTGGAAGCCATTGAGAACGACAATTGAAGTGGTTTGGTGGTGTATACTGCTGGATTACATCTTGGTTGTATACATTGATTATTTTTCCATTTAGTTCATTACATAGGTCAGTAGTCCTACTATCTGTGATAGCATCATATTGCAAGGCGACTACGAAGCCGTCCAACTCAGGGTCAAGCCAACGAGCCAGCTTTCCAGCGTTGTAAAACTTGGTGGTTTCCGTTCTTGCAATGGTTTCAGCGTGCTTCTCACCCATCCAGAACCCCATAGACTCAATAACTTTCGCTATCATGTCTCTGCCTCGGTCTCCGCTTTCAAGGCTGTCTATGACAGTTTTCCTCAATTGCTCCCGTACAGTTTCCTCAGTGATTACACCAATTTCATAAGCATATTGCAGGACATACTCAAGAGCTTTCGATCCTATAGAGAGCGTCCAATCAGGGGAAAAGCTTACCTCGATCTCCTCGTTAAAATTAGTTCGTTGAGCCAGCTTCTCGTATTCAAGTTGAGCTCTTATGGCTCCTCCCTCGATAGCTTTCAATACGAGGTTTTTCAAGAGCTTGTGCCATTCCTTTGAGGATGGAATCTTCAAACTATCAATAATTGAATTAATCTGATCAATGTTTCCATGCTCGAAAGCATACTCTAGCTGTTCCTGAACCTGTTCAACTCGTTTGACCATCTGCTCACGGCGCTTTTTGTTTAACCTCTGAGATTTACTAAGAAAGGCTGACTCAAGAGCTTCCATATCGTCTATGGACTTCTTGGCATCAGCCATTTTGCGTCTTTCTCCGAAGGTAACGACTTTCGGGGTTAAAATCTCAGAGGTGTTTACTTTCCCTCTTGCTTTGGTTCCTCCTCAGAGCCGTCTCCCTCTTCGTCTGAGCCTTCTGAATCACCTTTAGGGGTAAATGCTTCTAGTGCTTGTTGTTTGCGCTCCTCGATAGCCTTGCGGATATCTTCGGACATTACAGGGAAGCCGAGCTCTTCACGTAACCATTCTTCCTCTGGGGCAATAACAGAAGCATTAATGAGCTTCTCAAATACTCCTGATAGCTTGTCAATGTCTCGATCCGCTAAAGGTTTAAAAGTGAACGCAGGGTATTTTGTGACATTCGGGAAGTTAAGATCAACCAGTGGACGAATGATTTCTTCTTCCATGAGTGCCTTGATGTCACGCTGAATACTCTCAAGGTGAATCATGAAAATGTCAAACTGGTTGGACGAAAGAGAATACGATCCAGATTGACCACGGGATAAACCTAGAAGAGCTGGCGGAACCAGTAGCGCCTCCATGATCTTTCTGTCGTGGTGCTCAATGTAGCCAATGAAGTCCGCATTTGTTGTCTGAATAGCTTCGACCTTGGAGCCTCCAGAAAGGCTTAATCCAGTCATAGCATTGATGTTTCTCAAGAGCTTTGTCATCTCTGGTACATCGTTTTTATCCTCTGTCATGCCGACTAAAAGGGGTGTACCATAGCGTTCATAAGCGATATTGGCGAACCTGTACATTTTGTCTTTGATGAACCAGTGTTTGTAAACTGTTCTCAATCTTGATTGACCATAGATATTACCAAAGCGCTTTTGATGAGCATACCATAAAACTTTGTCGGCAGGAATCTTGATTGTTTTAGTTCCGATTCGTTGTTTAACGTACATGAGATCGCCAAAACGATCCGTCTTACCTGCTACAGTGTACGGGTCAAGTGTTTTTAGCTTCTTAAGCATGATCTTGCCATCTTTGTACTCGAATACTTTTTCTGTACAGCTGTATCCATACTCAAGAGCTGTCATGATCTCTCTGATGACATCTTCAATGTTACCTCTGATTAGTTCAAAGTTCTCATTGATAAAATCAGCATACTTTTTTGTTTCCTCGTCATCACCTGTTACGGTGAACCCCTTTGCTGTTGCTGAAAGTTTAATCATGTCAAGCGCTGACTTAACTTGTCCATCTGTCATCATCTTTTCGTATACTTCAAGGGAAAAGTCTGACGGGTTGAAATCTTCCTGATCTGGAAACTCACCTGTTGTGTCTTTCATGATAGCAATCTCTTTGAACATTGCATTTGCCAGCTCAGTTAATTCCGTATACTTTTCCGTTTGTTCCTCTTCTTTTTTGCCTCGCTTGAACCTATCTAAAAATCCCATTTGTTTTCCTCCTGCCTTCTGATCTCCCAAGGGAGAATCCAGCTAATTTTTTGTGCCTACTATACTGTAGTGAAAAGTAAACATCACCACTCGTTTTCTGACGGTAAATCTATGTCATGATGCAAGAGTTTTTCCTCGTTCCAGACATCACGTTGAGCACCGTCCCACTCGAACTTATTGTTTATCTCGAAGATTCCCTCACGGACATAATTCAGAGAGTGGAAAGCATCATCAGGGGTTCTGTGATCGTATCTCTTCCGCCCAGTTCCCTGTGTAGACTCCGAGAAGACAGCCTCAATAGCTGTGTAATGGTCGAAGAATGGCTCCACTTTGTCGGGCTCACTATAAGGTATAACGATTTCCCCACGTTTGAAAGCCATAATTAGAGAATCCATGGAGTATGTTCTGTCTACTTGCAAAACGAATTTGTCTTTGATCTCACGCTTTTTCGGGTTTGTCTGGTAAGTAACGTATCTTGTTGAGATCGCTTCTCTTCCGTACAGTGCGTAGAAGGACTCTCCCTCGTATTGACCGTACCCGATATCACCGTTGATCTTCTGGACGTTGTATCTATGCTTTAGCGAGTTGATATAAGCGATACGCTCATCTGTATCCATGTTAGGAGCGCTCTCTACATGAACCAGCAGAAGTTTTTTCTTGCCTTTATGCATAGTTTCATGACCAATAGTGATAATCGTCTTTGATTGACCGCCAGAGCCATAGTCAATACCCATGACAGTTGGAATATCGCATTTTTCTTGTAGGGATAGCTTCTTGTCGGTACATGCCAGCACATCCTCATAGGACAGTGGCTGTTCATCTCCAGAGTAGAACTCACCAAGTACCTCATTGTGGAATGTCATGTCATCCATATTATTGTAATCGTGCCATATTTGGTTTGCACTGATCCAAGTCATGTTAAGCTGATTAAACAGGTATCCGCTGTAGCGCTTGTTGTTTGGTCGAGTCTTTATCCAGCGTCCATTCTCACGGTTTAATTCTTCTTTGCACTCAAGACAGCCAAAGTATCTCCGCTCATTTTCTTCTCCTTCGTTTTGAACCATAACGTTTTTCATTGAGAGGAATTGATCATGACCGCATTGCTCACAGCATACTGACCATTTCTTCTGATCAGAGTTACCCCAGAGGACTTTATCATAATAGGAGCCTTTCTGTTTTGGGGTTCCTGTATAGAAACATCGTCCGTTTATCTCGGTGGCAGGGTCTTGAATCTCTGAGTGAGAGATACTCTTCTCGATTGACTCGATGGCTGTTTGCCCGATGTCCTGCACCTCGTCAAAGAACACCATGTCACCAGAGATACCTCGAAGGGCATCCCCATCAGCCCATGAGGAGCCAAAATAGTACGTTGTGCTGTTTTTCAACCCGATAGCTGTTTTTGCATCTCGGCTCTTGTTGACATCTCCCTCAAGGATGGCTCCATTTGAGTTGGTGATAGACTTACGGAAACGGTCGTTGACAAAACGGGTTGTCTGCTCGTTACGAGGCGCTGTGTATGTAATAGTGGTGTGCGGTCTTGTGTATCCATGGAATAGGATGAGTCTGTTTACTGTCTCGGATTTCTCAACCTGACGACCTGCCACAATAACAATTCTAGGATGCTTATCTCGGTACACATCGTATAAGTGTTCTCTGTGGTCAAACTTGAAGGGTTTCCCCTTAACGGTTCCTGTCTTCTCAGTAAAGCCTACTGGATCACGTAAGATATTCCTCATTTTCTTTATCTCTTCTGCTGTCATGTCACGCATTTTAACAACTCCTTAAACATTTTTTAGAAAAACTGTTGACATATTGGTATGACCTGAGTAATATAGAGTTAAGCAACAAAATAAACCTTGGAGGTACGCTTATGGAAAAGCTGATTGGCTACACTCTGCCAAGCGACATCGAAGAATTTAAACAAGACGGGTTTATCCGTGTTCTTATCGAGCCAGAGGGAAACTTTGCTGAGAAAGTTGAGTTCACTGATAAGGACATCAGAGCGAGCGTCCTTACATCCGACGATTTGGACGACTTCTTGGAAGGTTACTTCGTAAGTATTGAGAATTTCACCCACAAAGGAAAGCAATACAGATATGAAGATACTTGGCTATATGCATACAGGGAGGGCAAATGACATGGCTGTAGACGAATACAAAGAGTTTGTAGGTTACACCACACAAGAAGAGATGGACGATGTGGGTTATGACGGAAAGTCCTTCTTTGTTCACAAGAACCGCCGCAAAGGTGACACCCACAAGGTGCAATTCTATTACAAGCACTTTAGCACACTCATCCAGAGCCGCCCTAGAGAGATGAAAGACTTTGAAAAAGGCGAGGACGCACTCATTAAGGCTTACAAGCGAGTGACCAAGCTCCCTAAGTCGAACATTTAAAGGCTCTCTAAGCGTTTCTAACCTATTTGAATATTAAACTACTAGGAGCACCCCTCAAACGGCTGTATGACCCCTTAGAATCACTCTGAGGGTGTTTCTCGAAAGGATGATACCATGTTCAAGGAATTATTCATGAAATACGAAAACGTTCGGTGCTTACTTAACCGCAAGGAATGTTACGGGCACTCTAGGGAACAGCTTTTAGAGTATTGCTCGGAGGTTTACTCCGTTATGGTTCATGTGGATGACTTCAAGGAGTACAAACACGCACCGTACAGCCATTATGTCAAGCCAGATGCCCGCTTTGTTGCGCTAACTCTTATTACAGACCCGAACAGCAGGGGTCGAGAGATCAAGAAATGATTATTGGTGCTACCCTGCTGGTTTTACTCATCATCGTTCATATAGTTGAAATCGAAAACAAGGAGTGAACCATATGGAGTCATTTGTATTAGCACTTGCTTATATAATCCTGTCTGGATTTGCCCTCCTAGTGATAGCATGTCTGGTTATGTGCTGTCTCTTGGGGCTTGCAATGTCTTCATACACAAAAGAATACTACAAAGGAGCTAAAAACAATGAGCATGACTAAATTGTTTATCTCAAGAGACTGTTACGAAAAGGTCAATAAGGAAACTGGCAAGGTTGACTGTGCCGCCTTCCGAGATAAGAAACAACTAGGGTTTGGCGAGATTGATAACAAATTAGGAGCGTCATCTTTACAGCTTTTCCATGATGATATTCCCATTTTGGTTGATTCCGATAGTGCCTACAATGTTTCGACAGAGGTAGACGAATATGACGGCGATACCTTTGAAGTTTACTGGTTCAAAGACGGTGTAGAGGTTGAGCTATTATGATACAAGAACTTGGCGGCAATATACTTGCTATACTTGTGTGGTTATTACTCGTTATACTATTGGTAAGTACCATTATTGGTATCATCACAATTATGTATAGCCTGCTCAGGGGCAAAAAGGAGAAGCCACTCTGTAAGCATAACTATGTAATATGCGATTATCGACCAAGTAATATGATCGAAAAGGTTGATTATCCTTATGTGCTGTGTTGTACTATGTGTGGTGATGTTCGCCATGTTGATGATACTCACATGGAGGCACTGATCAGGTTGGGTCTCCTTGAAAAGGAGGACGAGTAAAGAAATGAGCCATTTACTATACGCCACACAGGAAGACTTGCAGAAATACCAATCGGGTCAGCCTGCTCATATGATTGACAAGATACTCAAAGATAACCTTGTACAGATTCACCTTATGAGTAGTCCTGATAGTGAATTACCCAGCCATGTGCCCGTGATCGTTAACCCTTATTTGAACTATGTCATGTACGACTATGAGAATATAAAAGGGTTGCACGTTGTTAGACAAAAATAAATGTTTGACATGAGGTGCGTAATAGGTTAGACTAAGGTCATACCAATTGAGGAGGTAATACCATGTATAAGCCAGACAGTATTCAAAGCTATTTAAATACTTTTCTTTGGGAGATGTACCCCACAACGAACCTGAAAGTATACCTCAAAGACACATGTGATAGCTCATCTTATTATGGGTTCGCTCTAGAGGATGGCGCTTTAGAT